TTGCTGTCTTCACGAAGGGCTCTTTCTTGGTTTTCGAGAATTACGGCGGTTACAGCTTGTCTATGCTTATCCGTAATAGCAGGAGCTTCGGAAGCATTGAGAACTGGTGCCCACTTCTCTGTTAGATGGGAAGCGTTAAACATTTTTACCTCTTTTGAACGTATGTTATCGTTTGATAATATTTATTATTTAGATCACTTCCAGCGTTGTAAAGCTTGAAGATATGATGCCATTACTGGCGATACATCTTCGCTTAACGCTACTGGGGTATCATCACCTACTTCTGATTTGATTACTGATTCTGGGAAATATGATTTACGGAGAGTTTTTACTGATTCAGTAAATTGATCTGCCGTTTCAAATGTTACCCCTTCAGATAGGGAAGCAAGCTTTTCTTTTTGAGTGTCAGCGAGTCCTTCCGAAACTTGGTTTAGGATTACAACTTTGCTTGACTCAGCAAGACGATTATTTAATTCCACGTTACGCTCAATTTGTTCATTGAGGCGATCTTCCATCTCACGAAGCTCGTCAGCCATTTCCTCGACAACGTTTGCTTTTTCGTCGGGGATATTGATATAATGCTCAGCAAAGAGATTTCTTAGACCAGCAATGAAGTCTTCGGTAATCTCGTTGCGGATGCCACGATCAATAGCAACTTGGTTTTCTTCGATCCAGCGTTGAATACCATATGCTACCATTCCTTTTACTTCCTCAGAAAGTTCTTCCTTTACAGTTTCTACTTTCTCGGCAAGTTTTGTTTCAAACTGCTCTTCGAGTCTAGCGTACTCTTCGGTAAGCTTTGCTCTTACGGCAGCTTCGAAAATTGTTTTTGCTTTATCCTTATACTCTTCTGAGAGTTCTTCTCCTTCGGTTAGAGCGGCGACATCCGAAGAAAGATCAAGTTCTTCAAACGAAGGCTTGATTGGATAAGTTACAGCAGGACCAGTAGAAGTACCATAAGCAACTTCAGTACCTACAGTTGGAGTGGTTGCCATATCACCAGGACTCTTTTGATGAGCCTGTTGAGCGTCACCCGAAATTTGAGAAATTGGGGCGGCAGCTTTTGCTCCTGGATTCTCTTCGCCTTCATCATCATGTTCGTTGGGGGTAGTTGATGTACCACCTAAATCAGTAGCAGGCTTTTGGCCAATAGCAACTGAAGGGGGAACTGATGGTTGGGGATCTTTACCTCCAGCACCTGAAGTTTGAACATCGGAAATTTGTGAAGGCTCTTTTCCAGTGCCAGGAATTACCGAAGCTGAAACTGTAGGCATTGGATCGCCAGATTCAAGGACAACTTTTTGTTCTTGAACAAGCTCCCCAAATTTTTCGTTTAGCATATCTGACATTTGAGTTTCCTCGTACTTCTAACAATTATTCTAAGATTATTTATGAAATTATAGATTTGAAAGGAAGTGCTCAAAGGATTTGAGCTTCCTTTCTTCAATATTTCGCCTGGTAGATTCCGAAATATATCTGTGATATTTAGCTACTTGATGTTCACGTAGAATACCATTTTCCCAAATCCACTCTTTGCCTTCCATGATTCCATTAACAAAAGCATCTGGTGCGGAAGGATCTGCTACGATATCGGCAGCAGTGGCAAGCATAAAATCATCACGAACATAGTTCGCTCCGTTACGCTCTTCAAGTGAACCCATACCACGGGAAGAAACTCCGAGTCGTACACCTTCTTCTAAAAGTGATTTGGCAATTTTGCCCATAGGAGTATCGAGAACTTGTGCTTTACCAATAAAATTACTTCCTTCTGATTTGAGCGAAATAATTTTATGTGATACTCTATCTAAATTAACAGTGGGACCATCAGGATGTCCAAGTTCTCCTAAAGCACGACCAGATTTTACATACTGTTCGTTATACCTTTGTACTTCTCTGTTTAATACTTCGTAAGGATATACACGTCCGTTGCGGTTTTTAATTTCGGATTGTAGAAAAATTCCTTCAATGTAAAGATGTTTCTTTCCGTTATTTTCTTCAACGAGGACGTTAATCTCTTCGATATTTTCCGTGATTAGTTTCATTGTTCTGTTTCTAGTGGTTCTACTGGCTCATTAAAATAAGTAGAAGCGACAGCTTTTTTATACAGACCAATTGCTTCAGCAGCACTTGACTGCATCAGATCTTCAATTGAGTCTAAAGCTTCTGCTTTTTTGTTATCGGCAATCGAACTCACAATGTTCAAAATATTAGACATATAAATAAACCTTAATTTAATATAGAATTATTTAGCAGAACCTTTATTTGAGGCTGGTTTTGCTGGCGTTTTGGGTGCTAACTTTGCCTTTTCTTTTTCTAAATCCAGTTGTCTTTGGGCATCATCTTGTGCTTGAGCATCTTGAATTTCTGGAGCAAAAGCATCATTTTGTCTTGCCATAGTATCCAATGACATAGAATCTGCTGCACTAATAGCAACTCCAGATTTGATATCTTTCTTCATCTGGCGATCCATTTCCTTGTATTCAACTTCAGTTTGCATCAATACTTGGCGACGAATATATTCAGTAGAAAAATATTTTCCGACAAAAGGATCCATATCAATTGTTAAAGCAATTCTTTCTTTCATTAATTCTGTTTGCTTTAACTCATTAAAATGATTATCAAATAGGAAGTCATATTGAATATGCTCTTCCATATCCTCCCAATCTTCCGGAGTGATGATACCCTTAAGAATTAATTGTGTCTTAAGAATATCGTGGAATAGTTCACTAAATCTTTTACGAAGACGACCAATAAACTTAGCAAATTTAAGTTCGTCTCTGAGAATTTCTGTTGTTTTACCAAGATTAAAAGCTTTGTTGTCGTCAGTTAATCTTGATGGTGGAAGGTTAAGAGAATTGTAAAGTTTCTTTTTAAAATACTCTACGTCCTTAAGTTCTCCAAGATTCTGACCACCTGGGAGTGTTGTGATTTCTGTGCCACGACCACCTTCACGACGAGGTAGCCAAAAATCTTCAAGCATACTCATATGCTTTTTGTCATCACGAATTTCTCCTGTGGCAGAATCGTATACTAACTTGTTACGATATCTTGCCATAACATCACGGAGGTATTGTTCCGCTTTTACTTTGGGAAGATTGCCTACATCAATATAAAAAATTCTACGTTCTGGGGCACGAGACAATCTATAGATAACAAGTGAGTCCTCAATCATTCTTAGCTGGTTGAGTGACTTGATTGATTTGTGAAGAAAACTAATAGTCATCTTCTTATTAGTATCTTTCAAACCAGAATCACAATAAGCGATTGAGTCAGCTGCAATTTTAATTCCTTGACTGTTGGCATAGTTATATGTACCTGTCGTAGTAGGAACATTGGCTACACCAAATCCTTGTGGATTATACAGATAGTATTCGATATAATCTCCCCAATCAAATTCTAAAGCAGAGCCTCTTTCGATATGCTTTTCCGCTTCTCTTTTTTCAAATTTTTGTCTAACTTTTTTAATTTTTAAAGCATCAATATATCTTAATTCTAAAATACCTTTCTTTGGATTATCTAAATCAACTACTTTATGATAATGTAATCTACCATCAATATACCAATTACGAATAATTTGGTGAGAGTGCTTATCAAATTTAAGCATTCTAAGAATTGTATTAAATTCTTGTCTAATTTTTGCTTTAATATTTTCGCCTAAATTTAAATTAGACAACTCAATTTCTACTGGCGTATCGTCGGCATCAGAAACAACAAACTCATTCACAATTTCGTCAATAGCAGTATCACACTCAGGGTGAAGTGCCATGCTACGATATCGTTGAATGAGTTCGTACTCGTTTCTTGATATGCCTTCAACGTCAACATACGTGCCAAAATAGCCACCTGCTACGGTGGCTACGGCATCTTCTTGATTGGGAGGAATTGGGGATTGACCCTTCAATCCCTCCTTCTTGTTAATTTTAAATCCAAACAGTTGACTCATATTAAATTAAATAGATTCGATGATCTATTTATTTAAGTTTATTTGTTGACTCTTTTCTCTACACCAGCGATGCCAGTAGCAGCGCCATCGGTAATGGCGGTAGCTGTAGGCGTTTCGACTGTCCAGTATGAATATTGGAATTCTACAGAGAACTCAGAAATTTGATCATTGCTATCATAACCAAGATCAATTTGTGATACATTGGTTGGGAAAGCATGATGTAAAGTATATTCTCTGAGGATAGTTCCTCTTTCGCTATTATTTTTTTCGAGTTGTTTTACTCTAACTGCTGCTGCCATATAACCTTGATCACCTGTTTGTGAAGGTCTGAATTTGGGAGCATTGTTGCCATTGTGAGTATTAATAGCTTCAAGCCATTGCTCAAAATAGGCACGAATTTTCATGTCCTTATCATTGAAGAAGGTTGGGGACCATGTATCAAAAGTTCTATCGCCAGCAATTTTGACTGTTCTACCTCTAAAAGGAACTTCAATAACACCTATTTGGGAAGCAGGAAGAGCAGCAGACTTACAAAGAAGATCTACTAAATTTTTGTCATCTCCAGTAGCAGATGGATTGCCTGCTCCCAAATCACTTGGCCATACAATATCGATGGCGAACATGTTAGGCTTAGTACCTTGACCAATCCTTGAAATAAAATCGTTAATTTTTGTTGCCATTGTTTTTTACCTCGTTGTTTTGTTTGTGATTAATCAGCGACCAACTACTTCAGCAAACGAAACACCAGTCTTAGTAGCCGTTAAGGTTACAGTGATATAGTTGATAGAACGGGTTGGTTTAATATAAATTTCAGCAACAAATTCGTTACGATCAATTACATCTGGAGTATTGTTTGAATCATCACAAACAACCAGGAAGTCGGTTACACCTCTTCTTGCCTGAACTTCACCCATATAGGAATTTAGAGCACTAGCAAAAGATGCTCTAGTTGTTTCATCATTCTGTTCGAATAGAACTTGCTTGGCAAGTCCTTCTGCTCTCTTTTGAACATTGAGGAATAAACGACGAACGTTAATTCTGTCAAAAGCACTTGGTGAAGCAAGAGCAGTTTTATCACCAAATAGAGTTACACCTGAGCCAGGGAAAGAAACAATAGGATTGATTCTTGCCTGATAAAGCTCATCTCTATCAGCTTTGTTTGGATTGTAAGCTAATTTAACAGCGTTACGTAGTGAACCTCTGTTTACCCCAGCAGGCGAATACCAATCATCTAAAGTTGCTGAAGTAGCTACACATAAACCAGCGATATCTCCGTTACATGGAATATAACGATACTTATCATTGAAACGGTCATAGAAATACTTATAACCACTATCAAATATTCCATAAGATGTTGATGCTAAACCATTAAAGAAATTAATAGTATTAATTTTTTGCTGTGAAGTAGTTAAAGCACCACTAGAACCTACTTGGTTTCCTTTATGTGGTGATACAAAAGCAATACAATCTTTTCTTGAAGCAGCAATTGAAAGAACTTTTGCCGCTTTTGCTTTAGTGTCTGATTCTAATGCCATAGATCCACCCATTAGTACAAAATCTACGACAGTAGCTTCAGTATCTAAGAAAAGATCATAAGCTAAGCCAATCTCGGCTGAGTTATATTCGTAATCATCTGTGCCACCATAAAGAGTATTTGGTGATACTAAAGCTAGATTAAATTTATCTCCAGCTTCTAGATCGGTTGACTCTAGACCCCAAGCATAGTAAGAATAACCTCCACCAGCGTTGTAATTAGTAGAAGGATGAGCGCCAGTAAATACGTAAGATGATTGCTCGTTAATTACAGTTCTGTAATAAGTGTTAGCACTTTCGGTGCTTCTTCCATCGGCAAGTTTTGAAAGATAAGTAAATCTTTCTATGACATTATTTGCTGAACCAGAGATAGCACCAGTTAAATCAATAACAGCTACGTGTACTTCGTCCCATTCAATTCCTCTAGAAGAAGCATAGTCAGAAGTTCCTGGGCGAGGACCAACAGCAGATAACTTAATGCCAGTAGTTTGACCCATGCCGTAGGTAATTTCTGTGTTAGTGTACCAATCAGAAACGGCAGTTACAGCAATTGCTGTGTTATTTACTGAAGCTACTTGGAAAGTGACATCAGGACCAGTTGTGCCAATTAAAGCAGCAGCAACAGTAATTGTATTTCCTACAATATATCCAGCGCCACCATTGACTACAGTAACATTAACTGTTCCGCCAGCTCCACCACCAGCATCGGCAATGGTTACAGTGACAGTTAATCCGGCGCCAGTTCCCCCAGTAGTAGCAACACCAGTATAAGTTCCAGGAGTTCTGGTAGCAGAAATAGGACTTATCGAATTGATGGTTGAAACTACACCAGTATCTGGAGTATCTAAAGTATCTGAAGTTGTAATTAACTCTGAACCGCCAGTTAATAAAACTGTAGCTACGTTTGTTTGAGAATTCCAGTAAATTACTTCGGCAGTTTTTCCACCAGTAAATGTTAGGATAGTACCCTGCTGAACATCTGCTGGATCCTGATTCAAGGTTACGTATTGATCGGCACCTCTATCAATTACAGCAACTAGAAGTGAATTACCCCAGGTTCCGGCAGTTCTAGCAACAAAAGGTTCCGAAATAGAACCACCAGAAATCCAATCCTGATCGTTCTTAACTAAGTAACCACCATCGGTAGTAGCATTTTCTACGTTGGTAGCCGAACGAACTACAGCTAATCTACCACCGTAGTTTAAAAATTCGGAAGCAACATACCAATCTTCGGCGTTAGCATCTGAAGGTTTGCCAAATACATCGATAAGTTGTTTCTGTGAACTTACATTCACAATTTCATCAATAGGTCCTTTTTGAAATGTAGAAGCAAATGCGGCAGTAATCTGTTGAGCACCAGTGATTACAGCATTTGATAAATCACGCTCCTTAATTACAATTCCAGGCGAGACTTGACTTGCCATTTTATTCTCCTCTCGGTTTTATCCATTTAAATCTAAAATTATTTATGAAAATCAGTTGTTCCACATATACGATACATCTTCTTGTGTATCTCCATACCAAACAATACCATCTTCAACAAATCCTTCGTCTCCTTCTAGACCAGTTACGATGAAACCAAACGGAGACATGTCTTGTTCTATCTGATTTTTTTGCTCTTCATAAATTCTTTTACGAACATCATTGTCCGTCATTTCTTTAAAATAATCTTGAACTGCCAACCATCCAAAAATTACTAAGCACATTACAAGATCATCGTGGAATCCGTCGTCCGCCTCAAAAGATTGCTTTTTCTGTATGAATGTCGTAAGCTCAGATATAATTTCGTAATCTCTAAACAATAATTTGTCGTCTTCAATTAATTGTTTAATATTTTGACATCCAACTTTTTTCACGGTGATGGACATTTTAATTCCTAGTTGTGTCTTGTTGCCAGAGAATCCTTGACCAACAATCTGACCAGCTCTACCTCTCATAGAACACATTAATACATTAGGGTACTCTAAATCATAGTTGAGAATAGATGCTACCTGATCGCCAACATCATTTACTTCACATAAAACATAGGCATTGTTGTATGCTCTAGCAACGTCATTGATGACGTTTGGAAAAAGCATCGGTTTTATTTCGTTGTTTCTGTATTTTGCTACAACTTTATATGGTACAGTAGTAATATCAAACACAATAAACGCCGAATAGTCTCCACCAATACCTCTCGCTACGTCAGCAGTCATAATATATTCACGCTTTTCATCCGGCGTTTCGTACACATCCAATCCTTTATTTGAACTAATTGGAGTATCAAATACAAGTGATCTCAATTTAGAAGCGGCAATAAGTGTATCAACCGATCCTAAGAATTCACACTCAAATTCCTGAGTGAACTGCCGTTCAGAAGTGTTCTTAATCGTTTCTTCTTTCCACTTAGCATCACGACCAGGAACTTCTGACCAGTGAACCTCAGTCCAAATATAATTGTTTCTTTGGTTTTGAGCATCTACCCACAACTTATAGAAGTGGTTCATACCATATGGGGTAGAAATAATAATAACTTTAGTTCTTTGACCAGATGAAATAGTGGGATATACAGACGAGAAGAAGTCGTCAGCAATATGGTTTGGTACGAAAGCAAATTCGTCCAAGAAGATAATGTTGAATGACATTCCTCGAACGGCAGATGCTGAGGTTGACGCTGCCATAATCTTGGAACCATTCTCAAGTTCCATCGAACCTTTGTTCCATGAGAGAACACCCTGCTGTAACCACTTTGGAAGATTTTCGTATGCCGTCTGTAATCTTCCTAGTAGGTCACGAGCAGTAGATGCTTTGTTTGCTAGAATGCCGATGTTAGAGCTATCGTTAAACAACGCATAGTGAAGCAGATAGGAAACAACAACAGTTGATTTTCCAGTCTGCCTTGGGAGCTTAGCAATGTTAAATCTGTTTTCGTGAAATTTTTTGACTAACTCTTTCTGAAAGTCATACATTCTAAAGGGTATTAAACCCTCATCAACCTGAACAATTTTAACGTAGTTTAGGGCGAAATATACTGGATCTTCTTTACATTTTAAATATTCTTTAATTTCTGCTTTTGTCCAATTGTGGGGAACGTTTGCTTTTTTTAAAAGCGGATTCCCCAAATAAATTTGATCACTACTCATCTAATGCCCTCTTTAAATCTTTATCAACAGCATCCATATTATTTAATCTATTCTCCCACCCCTTGCCATCGGTGGTTCCCTTACAAGGATTGATACATGTATTATCTCCAAATTTGTCACAAACTAAAGAAGCAAGTTCTGATTCATCGCCTTTCTTGTTTGTGCCAGTCCAAAAATGCTGGTTGTCAATCCATTGAGCACCACACTTTGGACATGTTTTGGTATTCATAGTTCTCACCTGTATAAGGTTAATATTATATTTAGAATACGATGTTTGTGGTGTTACAATAGTTACCGAAGTTTTGTTAAGGAATCCTCACCCTTCGTGCTTATTGTCCATGTACTTAGCAGCAGAATCAATGTAGTCAGCAGCAAGAGTTACTTTGGACTGAACCCAACCAGGAACCTGCATTGTTGGTGATTTGATCGATGACATTAGACGATCACAGCAGTGCTTAATTTCTTCGAGTTGGTTAAGGATCATTGCTCCTTCATCATCAAGTTCTCTGCCCATGGCGACATCAATATGATTTTCTACCATACCAAGAGATTCTTTTATTTGTTTAAAAGATTTTTTCTTTTTGTATTCTGCTTTCATTTTCTTTTCCATTGCTAGTAAGTGTTTGTAGTAATCTGGAAATTCATCTAAATGCTGTAGAGCAATTTCGTAAGCAGCTTTGTGGTCAGTAACATGCTCACGCTCTACAGTAGAACCAACTTCGGCTTGACGTATAACATATTTAACAGAGACGCCATGTTTTCTGGCTATTTCTCTTTCGGAAGGAACTCTTTTTTTCATTAGTAAATCTCCCTCCATTGAAGACCAGCTCGGATTGTTGCTGAGTTGTTATTTAAATTTGTGACTATAATTGCATAGACTTCTGATGATGTTGAATCAAAATTTTGAACGATAATATTTTTCTTGGCAGAAGAAATTGAACCAGTTGATGCAGCAGATAAAGAGTTCTGTGATGCCCCAGCAGTCACATAACCACCAAACAAAGTATCTCCATCAGCAACAGTATATCCAGTAGCTCCTACAGAATACTGAACACCACTATCAGCATCTACATCCGTCCAAGAAAGTGTGCCTGCTAAACTTGCTTCACTTGGAAGCTTGACAATCCTAAATGCCATGGATTCGCCAAGTGGATACAAAGCAATATTGTTTAGTTTTACCGAAATTCTATTTGGGTAATTATTGAAAGTATTTTTGAGACGAATTGCTAATACTGGTAGCGAAGCACCAGCTCCCACTGTTCTGGCAGTAGTCATTAACTGCATGAAATCAATACCACTTTCTGTGTATCCACCTTCTGACATTACGGTGGAACAAATCTGATCCATGGAACCACCAGAAGTTGTGCCTGTGTTTAGGATCTCACATCTTACTGGGAGGTTTGGATTAGACATATAAACTTCTGATAGCACATTCGAGCAGTAATATTCGTGTGCTAAAATGATCTGTCCATTGTGAACAAATCCACAACGAATTCTACCAACACCAAGCCACTGAAAGTCAATATAAACCAGTTGAGTTTTTGATGTGTTGATATTAAACTTGGAAGGACCAGTTCCATCACAAGGATCAATACTCCATTCTGATTGAGGAACTCTTCTCTTGTAATCTCCTACTGTCTCTTCGCTAGCACTACCACCAGCATATGAACGAACTACAAAATTGAGTGTGCCGTTGGTTGTGCCGTCAGAAGTTCCATTACCAACTTGCTCAAAGTAAATGCCATCTCTATCATCAAAGTATCCAGTTCTTTTGGTTACATTCTGTTGGGCGTAACCAAAACATACCGAACTAAAGATAACTTGAGATTTACCTGGCTGGTAATGATGATAGAACTTTGTTTGGTGAGAAGCACTAGAAGCAACATTAGATGTTGTTGTCATCGTAGCACATGCTTTATTCACGTTATATTGAATGTTTCCGCCATTCAATTTTTTATCGTTGAAGTTAGGGTCAATAGCATAAAGGTGCTTATAGTCACCAAGAGTGAATGTCTCAGCAACTCTCAAACGACCAAAGGCATCAACCGCAGTCGCACCAGTTCCAGCAGTAAGATTACCGAAGTTATCGGCAATCATAACTACTTCAAAGTTTGTTTTTTCCTGTGGTAGGAAATCTTCGTAATGTTTACTATACTGTGCCATCAGTTTGCAAAGGCGATTTTAGTTACTTTGACATTAGAACCACCCGCTGATGAGGCTAGCAGTTGATCACCAGTTTTTTGAATATATACAACCTCATATTCTTTCATGGTAAAAGAACCAAGAATATCGGTATCAGTAGAATCTTTTACTAACAATGCTGACATAGCATTCTGATTATTGAATACTCTAACCAGAGTAGCACTACCAACACTACTTGAAGCAGTCAAACTAGTCTCTTGATTTAATAATTTAAGAACTTGCATTTTATTTGTGGTTTATTTTATATTTATTCCTCTCCAATTTTTCCCATCTCTTTGATCATTTTTTGAAGATCGGCAGTGCTGCCGACAAACATTGTATTGTTAACTGTGGTAGGTCCTTTGCCTTTGACGGGAGCATCAAGATCCTTCATCTTCTTCTGAAGATCAATTAATTTATCGGTCATGTCTGAGACCTGCTTCATAGCGTTCACAGCGACTTCAAATGCTCGGGGGTGCCCAGACTCCTGAGCGACCTCTAAGGCGCCTTGTACGGCCTCCTGGCCCTTCTCTATGAGGTCGTAGAGCTGACCCCTGGTATATTCGTAATCTTTTTCTGGATCTTCTTTCTTAACTGGGGCAGCTGGCTTTTCTTGTATAATTTCTGTTTCTTCTGATGTAACTTCAATGTCAAATATTTGTTCCATATTCTTTTCAAAATCATTCATAGTAGATCAATCTCTCCATTAAATCCAAAGTCATCATCTGCTGTCAATAAAGCATCATCTAAAGCATTGATAACACCGTCATCATTTTTATCTTCAAGTGCTTTTGGTGTGTATGTAAATCTAGCATTACGCCTGTTTTGATCTAAATCACCAACAGTTTCGTAAATAATTGCCTTACGAATGATATCGGCTTGATTGAAGGGACCGTAGATATATGACTTAGCAGTGAACTGAAAAGTCCAAATAATTTGTCTTCTGCCTTTAAAATCATCATCCCAAGAATCATCAAGATCAACACTATTTAATACAATGGCAACGTCTTTCTTTTCATCCATTTCAGGAATAAAATTGATGGTGACGTTAAAATTTGGTTGAAAGTATGGTAAAATTTGTTCTACAATCTGTAGTCCATCATCCTGTGACTTAACCAAAACACCGAGTTCAAAGCTAATGTTGTATGGTACTGGAACATACTGTACTTTTACTTCGTTACCATTATCAGCAATAATGCTACGATATTTTTGAACTGGACTTACTTTACGACCACCATCGTAATTAATGCCAGTCATTTCAAAATAGATACGAGGGATTCTCATGTACTCGTAAGGAGCACCTGGAGTAGGATCAATGTTCTCCTCAATTCTACGAACAAATTTATCCTTTGGACCATATCCAATAGGAACTTTTTGAACTTCTAGCATCTCCCCCGTCTGGGGATCTTTACGTTGAACTTCTAAATTATTAAAAAGAGTTCCGAATCCGACAACTGTTTTTTTAATTGCCTCGTTATAAAAATGTGTACCTAACATTAGAAGCTATCCATAAAATTACCATACTCACCGAAAGGATTACCCTCAGAAAAATCTAAAAGATTATCGGCAGTGTCTTCAATGTATTTATTTTCTTCGTAATTGTTATTTGGATCTTCTAATGTAGAGAAAGATTCAACTGTCCACGAAGCTTCACTATCTTCTCCAACAATATTTTCTTCTTCGACAAATGTTCCTGTTCTGGTGATAACAGTAAGTATTCTTGTTTCTGGATCCCATTTCGAAACTTTTGCCGTAACGTCTGATACAGATCCAGTTACAATTTCACCAACGATATAATCTTCCGTACCACTATCTTCTAGCATAACAATGTCTATAGCTGGAGATAGAATGCTTTCAATCAGATCTATATCGGCAACTCCAGTATTAATGGATTCGTTGCCCATTTCATAAATTTCGGCAGTAATAGAATAGAATGGCAATTGACCAAATTGGAAAAATACTTCTTCTACTTGAACAAATTTAATTTCATACAAGTCTTTGGTTAGTGGGAAGAATAAAAGATCACCTTCTAATGGTCTTTTGTCCAAACCAAAAGCAGTACCCTCTTGTACCCATCTTCGAGAAGAAACATTAAATCTAATTTCTTGTGTTATTTTAAGACCAAATTTACTAATAAATTCAGACTCACCAAAACCACCTACATTCTGTAAAAGCATTTCAATTTGAAATTGCTCTTCAAATTTAGAGTAAATTAAATCATCTAAAGTGTTTTCTTTAAGAAGAGTTCTTGGTAGATAATAGATATCCGAACCGAACAGCTTAATCTGCTCGTCAACAAGATCCTGAACTAGGTCTTGTTCACCTTGGTAACCATCGTAGTAGCTTGGAAAATAAGGACTAGTAGGCATCTTATCCGATCATATCCATTGGTGGTAGGGAGTAATCTGTGAGCATTCTTGCTTCTAAATCTTTAACTTCGGCATCGCCATCCTCCCAGATCTGACGACCGTTTAATGTAATGCCACCAGGCAATTGGACGTTGTTATACTTAATCAGGTTTTGACCCCACTGGCGCTTCATCAAAGCAGTGGCATAACGCTTCACAAAGCTATCATTCCAAATTTGATTCCATGCTTGAGGGTCTAACGCTCGATAACATTCAATAACTAAATATCTACCTTCTATAATTCTTTGTTTATCAATATCAAGATATAATCTATCTTGGCGTTTGTTGAAACGGTATTGTACTAATCCACCAACGTTAACCACCATGTCAAGAGTTTCAAAATACTGCTTGATCATATAGTAGTATGACATGTCAAAGTTACCAAAAGTATAACCAGATGAGAAAGAAAAGATATCAAGTAGGAAATACTGGTTACTTAATCCCCACATTTCATTGGAAGAAAGATTAGAAGTAACTCCAAATACTCTTTCTATACCAATTACGTGATCAGGAACTTCTATAAAGTTTTTTCTATTTTCCCACACAGATCCATCTGGATCATCTGTAGAAGTAATTTCGTCGGTCTCATTAAATCTTACTACATCTTCAGCAGTAAATTCATGCTTTAGATACATCTTCTCAATACCATCGTAATGGTATTCTTGATAATACTGTATAGCTGTATCGATGATATCATCAACCTGAGTATCGGCAATATTGATCTGTAACACTGGAGCACCCAGCTGTCTTTTACAATAATCAATAAGTTGCTGTCTTGATGATGGCTGTGCCATTTAGATAGATACAAAAAATCCCTTCTTGTATTTATCAAGAAGGGACTTAAGGTTATTCTTCTGAAGCTTCTTCTGCTTCTTCTGGGGGATTGAGAAGAGCTAAGGTTTCGAGACCACCTTGAAGTTTAAGGCGATACTCTTTTGCTTTTTCGAGATTTGCTTCAAGATCAATAATCTGCTTTTCGGCAGTAGCAAGTTGCTCTTCAAAGTTCTTTTTGAGTTGTTCAGTGTCCATGTGTTTATATAAAATGATGTGACTTTTTTATTTATTTAATTAATTGATATGGATATTTAAAGAAGAATCGCAATAACCGAATATGCCATTAGGAATTAAATTAAATGCTAGTGAATATCTTGGGGTATTTGATTTATGTAATCCAACTCTATGATTTAAATAACTTGGAAAGAATAAAATATTATTTTTTGCTGGGTAAATACTCCAAGTGCTACAATTATAATTATTAAAATTTGATGGTTTATTAACCATAAAAGATTGTGGTTTTAAATTATCATCAGAAAATTCTATAGGAGCACAATTTTCGAGATCATCAAAATATAATACCCCACTATACAAACAATTTTTGTGATTATGAAAATGAGAAATGGAATTTGATCCTACTTTAGTTATCCAACTAGTTGTTATTTCAAAAGAAGTTGAATGATAATTTAATATTTCGTTTTTAAAAAAATTAAAAACATTTAAAATATCAGACTTTAATTCTATGTGATCATTTAGAACATTAAATTTTTTACTACTATAACAATTTTTACTAGTAACGTGCTCTTCAAATTCTGTAGTTAATTTTAAATTTTCAAATAATGTTTCATAGTTATTTTCCAATTTAGACTGGAAAACTACAGATGGAAATAGTGGAATAATATTATGCTTCATTCAAAATAAAGTAGTTGTTCCTGCTTTGATTATATGCTATAATTAAATTATTGTCAATAGAAAACAGATGAAAGATAATCTACCACAAATTCCTAGGATTGAAACGTGGTTCCCAAAATGTATCTACATTGTGGATAATGTTTGTGTAAATCTTTTAGATGATTTAAAAACAAAAATAAAAAATAATGATATTCAAACTAAACGAAGTCAAACTTTAAATGTAGATTCTACTCATTTAGTTAATAATGTATTACATAAAACAGAAGTATTTTGTGATTTGAAAAATACTATAGAATATCATGCTAGATTATTTTTAGAATATATGGGATATAATTCCGAATATATTTCAAAATGTGTTGTTGTGAATATGTGGTATAACATCAGCAACAAAAATGATTTCCTATTTCCTCATACACATCCAGGATCAATATTGGCTGGAGCATATTATGTTGAATCTGTTGAAGAAAATAATATTATATTTTACGATGATATGACATCATCATATGAGCCACCAACTACCATAACAAACCTTTCAATGACCACATGTAACTATCCTTGTATTCCTGGTAGATTAATGTTGTTTAGAAGTAACCTACTTCACGGAACACCAAAACAAATTAATGATGGACAAAAAATAGTTATATCCTTCAATATTAATAAACTTTAATTATTTTGAATTAAATCTTCTGGATTTGGTTTATTTTCTTCAATGGTTTTTATTTCTTCCATAATCATCTGCTCAAACTTATCTTCAATCCATGATTGAGTTTCTTCTGACCAAATATATGGAGTTTCTCCTTCTGGTTTTGGAATGGGTGGTTCCCATCTTGCCAAGTCCTTATTAAGAACCCATGATGGAAATGGTTTTTCCTGAATAAAAATATCTAATTCTGGATTGTAATAATCACCAATGCCAGCATAATTTCCACGAAAATTTCCATTATATGATGTTTGCTTCCAATTTGAATATCCGTGAATATTTGCCAAATATTGAATACCAACATGCTCGGATTCAATTCCATTCTCATCCAATAAATTTTCGTTATCTACAACAGAGATATGAATAACTTTATTATTAGAATCTAATTTAGCGAAGTGTGCCATAATTTTTTATTTTTATTTATAGAGATATCTGATCACAACAATACCTGAACCGCCTTCACCACCTTTGTTGTTGGCATTGTAGTGAGATCCGCCACCACCGCCGCCGCCAGTATTAGCGCCGCCATTGCCACCAGGAGTTTGCGCCCATGTGTTGATACCACCACCGCCTCCTGGAGATCCAGGATTTAATCCATCACCTCCTACAGTAAAACCAACGGCTCCTCCGCCGCCACCACCGTTACCGCCACTACCGCCATTGTATGCGGAATAAGCAGCGCCTCCGCCGCCTCCTCCCCAGTAAAGACTGGTTCCTAAAATATCACATTCTTTTCCTATTCCTCCATTTGGTGGATATGTTGAATCATATCCTTTACCGCCAGCTCCGCCGCCACCACCGGAATAATATTGTCCTCCACCTTGACCACCATTGTATCCCTGTCCAACAGTTCCTGCTCCACCTTGTCTAGTACCTCCATCGCTATACCCAGAAGCACCACCACCAGATCCACCAGCACTACCAGCAGCACCTGGAGAATATTGAAAATAAGAACTTCCTCCAGCTCCACCACCAATAGCAGTAAGACCAAAAACTGAAGAATTTGTTCCATTAGTTGCTGGTACTGTAAATTGATGTCCTCCTGGTTGAGGACCAACACCATCAGTTCTAATTCCTCCACTACCAGCAGGGGCACCATATCCGCCTCGTCCAACAACGACAGGATATGTTCCAGCAGTACCAGCGACACGACCAAATAATACACCACCGCCACCGCCACCGCCACCCATATCCATTCCACCGCCCCCACCACCAGCAACAATCAAATACTCAAAGATACCAATACCCGAAGTTACACTGAATGTAAATGATCCAACTGTTTTGAAACTGTGTATTTTATAATTTCCATAATATGAAATCTCTCCTCCAGTAGCAGTGAAAGCGGTACTTCCAGAAACTTCCCATATGGTTCCATTCCACTTTTCAAAATTGGATATTGTTGTATTAAAAATAATTGAATTTACTTCTGGAGAAACTGGTCTAGTTCCAGTAGTTACGGTTGGTAGTATTAGTCCTTCCGAGAGAACCAGTTTTCCTACATTTAATTTAGACATAGTAATAATTTTTTGAGAAGATATTTTTTAATTATTTAAGCTAGATAACGAACTACAACGATACCAGAACCACCAGAACCGCCTGGACCTTGGTGGGCGCCACCACCACCACCGCTACCAGTATTAGCTCCTCCTGCTCCGCCTCCAGAAGCTGGAGATGCTCCGCCGTTTCCTCCAACGTTTAATCCTCCAGTGCCGCCAGCAGCGGCGCCACCGCCGCCACCATCCCATCTACCGCCACCGCCACCACCACCTAATCCACCTCGACCAGCGCCAGCACCAGTATAAGCACCGCCACCACCGCCACCAGCCCAATAAAGATTAGTTCCAGTAATTCCTAGGAAAGTTCCTGGACCACCTATTCCTGGTCTTAAACCATTAAATTTATTTACTTGACCATTACCACCAGAACCACCGCCCCCACCAGCATAATAATTACTATCTACCCACGAACCAAACCCGCCACCAGTACCTTGCCCAAATAATCCTCTTCCTGGAGGTCTTCCTCCGCCATAATCTGGTCTAAAACTACGATACGCAGCACTTCCTCCTCCACCAGACCCTCCATTTTGTGCTTGTGGTCCAGCAATTCCTGGCCATTCTCCTGGATCATAATAATGTCCACTACTTCCACCACCACCACCATAAGCAATTAATGAACCAAAAACGGTATTTCCACCCTGTCCACCAGCTCTAGGGGAACTGCCGTAATCAGGATAACCAGGACCACCACCACCAATAGTCACTCCATAAGTTCCTGCCGTTATTGGATATGCTGGATTGTAAATTAAACCACCAGCACCACCTCCGCCTCCCATGTCGGACCCACCGCCTGCTCCACCAGCAACCATCAAAATTTCTATAGTTGCTCCGGCACTTGCTGAAGAAACTGTAAAAGTTCCGTCGCCAGTAAACGTGTGTATTCTAAACACTCCACTTGTAGTTACAGTTCCTCCAGTAGCAGATACGGTAGATATGCCAGTAAAATTAGACCAAGATGTACCACTCCAATACTCAACTGATTTGCTGGTGGTATTGTAAATCAACATTCCCGTATTTGGTCCTGCTGGTCTATTTGTGGAACTGAAAGCTGGTAATTTAACACCGCTATCGGTAGATAAAGTGCCTACATTTAATAATGACATAACATTCTTATACCTTAAAAATTATTTATTAGATTTTATAACGAACTATTACAATTCCAGAACCTCCTGGAAGAGCATTTGGTGGTGTGTTATTTCCAGATCCACCGCCACCGCCACCACCAGTATTAGCAACACCTGCCGTGTTTCCAGTAGCAGATTGTCCTCCATATCCTCTTCCACCACCACCTTTTGCTCCTGTATTAGATCCAGGGGCATTGGTTGGGGTGTATGGACCATACCAATAAAATCCACCACCACCACCACCAGCAAACCATCCACCAGGATCTCCTGCTACAGTAGCAAATTGTTCAAAATACATTCCAATACCGCCATCCGTAGCAGTACCAGTAGCATTAACTAAGGTTCCCATTGCCTTTCCGCCTGGTCCGCCAGCGCCACCACCACCAGCACCTTCATGTGGTATTTCGTGACTATTGTTTTCTACTTCTGTTGGTCCGTTATAACCTCTGCTGCCACCAGGATTACCAAAACCTACACCACCACCACTATCCATTTGAAGTGGTAATCCACCAGTCCAACCATAGGCAGCTACTCCAGCATAGTAATCCCCTCCTCCACCACCAGAACCACCATCTTTATAAACACTACAAGTATAAAAACTTTCATTGCCACCACCACCACCAATTGCTAAAATATCCGCAATTTGGCTATTTCCTCCTTGAAATCCGTGGGAATTGTTTGTAGTTCCATAGTTTCCTGTTGTGGATGCAGCATAATATCTACCACCTTGTCCACCACCACCAACAGTAACAGTATAAGTACCCACGGGAAAATACTTGCTTGGATGGTATACAAGTCCACCAGCACCACCGCCACCGCCGCCTTGGTGACTTCCGCCACCACCGCCACCACCAGCAACAACTAAAACTTCTGCTGTTCCAGCTGAAGTTACATTGAAAGCTGAATCTCCAGTAAATACATGAGTTCTAAATCCACTTGCCACGCTACTAGTTCCGCCAGTAGCAACCATTGGTGAGCTATCTAAAGAATTCCACCCGCCATCAAAAACTTTTATTTTTTTATCAGTACTATCATAAACCATTAAACCAAGTTCACCAGCTGGCAAATTACTTGTAGTATATTCTGGTAATTTTAAACCAGAAGACAAGATAACTCTAGCTACATTAAGTGTTGACATTTATACAATCCTCCAAGTACCGCCAGCCGTGATAGTAACTGTTACACCAGTATTTATGGTGATTGGCCCAGTACTTACGGAATTAGTATTTGTTGGAATAGTGACGTTTTCGGCGATAGTGTTTCTATTTGATTTAAATATTCCATAAGTATCTAACCATTGTCTGTCAGCATTTGCGTATAGAACTGAGTTATTAACACCACCTGAGAAGTTAGTTCCTTGAATATTAACACCAGTATTAGCAGATCCACCAACTTGTAATGTATATGTTGGATCAGCAACACCAATACCAACTCTTGATAATCTATGAATATCAGATCCATTAGTAGATTGTGTCCATCTCGAAGTTACGAAAGCAACATCATTCTGATAAAGAGTACCATTAAAGTTAATATTACCATTAACATTTAACTTATATAAAATTGTATTGCCTGGATTAGCAAAAGTTGTGGATCCAATAGCTATATTGCCATCAGCACCACGAATAGCTAATGATGGAACAGACGCCCAGGTAGATCCACCAATGGCGGTGGATGGGGTGATTTCAAAAATATCGTTAGCAAGTAATTGATTGCCGATACGGAAGTTTCTGAATCCAGAAGAACCTAAGAATAGTAACGGAGCGCCAGAATTTCCGGAAGCATTATTAATGGTGATGCTATTGATAGATACTAAAGAATTGGTTTGTGTGGAACCATTAACTTGTAGTAAATTAGATGGGTCATTTGTGCCAATACCGACATTTGGACCTTTGATACGCATTGCTTCTGCAACAGTATCATTATTAGAGCCTGTTACATTTGTATGGAATGCTATATATGTTTCGGCAGTCGCTGCTGGGTTAGTATAGGCAGAAAGAATTCTAGCAGTTCTTCCTGCTGGAGTTCTTAAACTAATTTCGTTTGCTGCTGAGTTTGAATCGGATTCGAGTCTTAACTGAGTGCCGCCAGCTTTGTATAAATGTAAATCTGTAGATGGGTTAGTTAATCCAACACCAACACGATTATTTGTAGCATCTACATGAAGTGTGTTTGTATCTACAGTTAAATTAGCACTTAAAGTAGTATTTCCAGTAACACCAAGAGTTCCGCCAACACTCAAGTTGCTGTTTGCTCCTGTAATTGATAGCGAACCAGTCATGGTGTCGCCTGTCTTCAATACGTTAAGTGAAGCAGCACCAGTTAAAGCAGCAGTGATTGTGCCAGCAGCAAAGTTGCCAGAAGCATCACGAATTACAGCAGTGCTTACAACGTTGGTGCTATTAAATGTTACATTACCAGCGTTCCAAACTGTGTTGCTATTAACTGTTAAACCGTTAGCACCAGAAACAATAACATTAAGAGATCCACTGCCGTCAGTAGCGTTACCACCAGATGATACGATAGCAGCATTGTAATTGGTTGCTGCTAATTGGCTGGAGTTAAAGTAGATGGCGGGAGATGATGAGAAACCATCCTTTCTACCCAACTTCAATCTGGCAATACCGCCATCACTATCAAGTGAAGCAGTTTGATATGTTCCTGTTATATCAAGGCTGAAATCTTGGAACGCTATTCTATTACTTGCTGTACCAATTGTTAGAGCACCAATAAATGTTCCTGTTTGTAAAGAGCCAGTAATGATAGTATAATCATTGGTGTTATCATTAGCATCATCAATTGTTTCTACGTTTGTAATTAAAATTGTTCCTGTTCCCTGACCATTAGCATTGTATAGATTGACTTCTAAACCAGCTAAGAAAGGAGCAGTGGATAACAATACACCACTTAAGTAAATTTTATATCTTGGATTGTTTGTTGTTGTGAGAACTTTAATGGAGTTATTGAAACTCTTTGTGGTTTGATATTCTGGTAATCTATTATCACTAATAGTTCCAAAGTTAATGTTTAGAGCATTTTGATACCAAGTACCTTGGCGATTATCGAGACGGTCGGCATCCAGATCAGTTCCTGGTCCATCGTTCAGCGAAGTCCAAACCTTACCCCAAGATCCAAATTCAGTAACATTATTACCAGAACCACGAATCCACATATTGTCATTATCAGTAAATGCTAGCTGTCTAACACCACCGAAAGTAGCATCGAAACCAGCACCACCGTTTCTGATGGACATTACTAAGTGTCTAGTTCCACCATCATTCAAACCATCAGCACTGTTATTTTTAGTATCGGCAATAACACCAGTAGCAAAATTGCTTGGAGATGGGTTTGAAGTTGGGTTTGATGTGGACGAAATCAAACGAAGTGTGTTACCAGATTGTCCAGAAATACTGATGTTATATGTTCCAGAAAGACGATCTGTTGATACAGTACCAGAGTTTAAGTTGCTAGCGTTTAGATAGAAAGCACCTTGAGCACCGTCAAGTAAGTCAGCATCAAGACCACTATCAGGACCAGTTTTTAACTGTACGGAACCATTTCCTCCCTGTCCAATAAGGAATTGGGATTTGAGGAATCTAGCAACACCAACTGTACCAAAAGCATCAGCAGAAATAGTTAGATCAGTAACTCGTTGAATATCAACTGAAGTATTAGCATACTGGCGATTAACTGTGCTTATTTTGGCAGCAAGAACGAGTCCAACTCCAGATCCAATTACAGCAGGAGCGGAGGTGATATTAAAGTCTCCCGTGTAGTTTATGCCACTATTTGTCACAGTAACTTCTGTAACAACTCCACCAGAAACTATAATGTTTCCACGAAGTCCAGTACCAGAACCACCAGTTAACCCAACGTCAAAATACTGACCGCTGGTGTATCCAGAACCACCATTAGCAATAACAACATTATCAACAAAATTACCTTGAGTTAGTGAAGATTCGAAAGTAAGTGGAGAAGCTCCTCTTAAAAATTCAATAACTGTTCCTGAAGGAATATTTTGAGTTAATGGATTGTTAATTGATATTGTTGTTATTCCAGCAGCACTTAGAACTCCAGTGATATTGGTATTAGCAGCAATTCCAGATACGTTGCTAACAACAGTGTGACCAAGTAAAGTATTAGAATTGGTACTGAATACTAATTGAGATGAACCGCTATTTGCTTGTTGAATTAATCTAGCAAAGTATCTTACTTCAGCTCCTTTAATTGACTGAACAACAGCGGCGTAACTTTGATCACCTCTAAGGAATGTAAACGAGTTAGCAGCATCTGAGTTATTAGCAAGTCTTGATGTGGAAATAACACCAGAAGTAATATCATTAGCAGAAATTTGGGTAGTTGAAAGTGATACCCAATTGTTTATATTATTAGCTGAGGTATTTACAACTCTGTTTATGTTTACAATATCTTGTGGTGAATTACTTGATAAAATTGTATCAGTATCAGAAATTTTAACATTATTAACAATATCACCGTATAATCTGCTTTCAATTAGAGCAGAACCTTGAGCAGCAACACCAGATCCTCCAGGACCACTGAATATTACTGATGGTGGAGTTGTATACCCTTTACCACCAACGTAACCATTAAATTCTACTAGTTGAACAGTTACAACTTGACCATTAGCAATGGTGGCAACCGCACTTGCTTGGACGGCTCCAACTTCAGGGTTTCCTCCAGAAATTGTTACTGTTGGTGGAGTTACATATCCAGAACCAGCATCAGAAAGATTGAGTTGATAAACAACTCCTTTACGATACTCAGTTGATTGGATCTGACCCTCGGAAATACTACCTAAGAAAATATCGCCAATAGTAAATTCTAAATCAGTGTCAACTGGGAAAGTAACAAACAAACTATCATTATCATTGTTTAAAATATATGAAGTTCCTGTATCCTGTTGAATAGCAATATCACCAGCAAGAGCGCCTTCGATAGAAAGTCTTTCTGCTTCATCTTCTATGGTGTATACATTAAATGGACGTAGTGGAGGAATCTGGTCAATTGAAATCTTACCAGAATCAGTTAGTTCAACAAGTGCTCTAGGAACAGCATTGGTTGAATATGGTTTGTTAATATATGGACCCAGGTTATTGGTAATATAATCTCTAACTGCCTTTTGAGTTGGTAGTTTAGCGTCAGTAGAGTTAGCACCACCAAGAGTATTTGAGTTATCAAATCCAGTAACAACAACATCACCGCCTTTCAACTTAAGGAATTCAACTTCCGAAATTGTAACAGTACCTGTAAAAGTAATATTACCAGTTCTGTTTTCAATCTTAGCAAAAGTACCTACTTTAAAGTCACCAAGTTCGTCTGTACCTGAGCAATAAACACGACCATAATCTTGAGATACTTGCTCATTAGCATCAACCTTAACACCACCATTTTCTGGTAGAGCGTTATAGTTCGTGCCAGAACCAGCAAATTCCCAAGTATGTGATGAAGAGTTAACAATAGAAGGTCTATGTAATCTAATAGTTTTACCAGAAAATTCTCCAATTCCAGTGCTGACAACTACGTTATCAGAATCACGAATAAATTCTGCTGGATCTCCAGAACCACTTTCTAAAGTAATTTGAGCAGAGAAAGGAGGTCCAACAGTGACGCCAGCAACAACATCAACAAAATATTCAATTTCTGGATTTACGTTACTATAGCCATCAATTTTAACAACATAATGCTCTAATGGTTCTCTCCCAAGACCATCTACAGTAAATATTGTTCTGCCTGTTGGAGTTGTCGAAACATTAACAATCGTTCCAACGTCAAAACTATAAGCAAAACTATTGTAACCTCTTGCTCTAAGAGCGTAGATACCAAAGTTTGTCGCTGAGTTAGTTACTGAAGCATATCCACCAGATTCAGCAAGAATGCCATCAAAAGCAAACAGAACGAACACCGAAACTAACTGACAGTATCCATCATTAATAAGTTTATATCCAGTACCATTAAACGAAACAATGGTAAACTGAGCAGCAACCATTGACTTACCCTGATTCGGGAATGATGCCGAACCGTCAAGTTCTAGACCAGGGAATGGGCAGTTTGGTTGAGCAACTTTACTACCATCAATAAGGGCACCGCCACCACCTAGGAATGAAATAACTGAAGCATTTTGTGTGTAAGGAGAAGCTTCAATATAAGGCAAATCATCCCATGATGCTCTTGGTGTAATTCTCTTATTGTCGGCATCATATAAAGTATTATCTGGATACGATAAAATATTTACTGTGTCATATAAAGTGCCGTATGTTTTTTCTGTAGCTCCAGGAGCAATTTCTCCGGAAAGTACATCATCAAGTAAAGCAAAGGATGTTGTAATAGCAGAAGCAACGTTAGCACAGATAGGAGTTGATGGATCAATAGCAATAGTTGAATCGGTATATAATTGCTTGATGGTGTATGTTGGTTCAAATACTGGACCAGTGCCGTTACCAGTTTTCCAATTTCTCATTGCCAAAATGGCAAGATCTCTTACCTGTACGAAAGCATAACGAGTTGGTGATAACTCTTCTTCTGGAATACCAGTTAATTGAGCACCAGTAAAGTATGCTTCGGCAGCGGTAAGCATACCAGCATTTCCGCCGAGAGTTAAATCTCTTCTTATAGCAGAAAGAATGTATCTAATATCTCTCTTACAAGTAATGTATCTACTGAATGTGCCAGTATTTACTGTAGGCAATGAATTTAAATTGCCGTTAGTAACAGCAGTAATGGCAATAGCAGCAAGAGTATCAACTGCTGATTGAACATTAGCACAAGAGTTTATATTTGTATTGCTACCTGTAGCAGGGTCAGCTGTAATTGTTAAATCTTTTGAATATAGTTGATTGGTAATTGCTAGCTTAATTACAGCTTTTGCTTTGTTGAAAGCAACTACGGACTGTGCTACTTCACCTACTAAACCATTGCTAATGGGAGTTCCATTATTAAAATATGATTGAGCAACTTCAATAATATTTGAGTTACCACCACTAATCAAATCGTTAGCAATAGCGGTAACAAAATAACCAATATCTCTTCTGCACTTAGTAGAACCACTGAAAATAGTACCAGCATTTTCTGATGGTAATGATGTAGTGTTTCCAGCAGTAATTACTGTGGTAATTATACTAACTAAGTTATCAATGTTTGTTCTTACATCGGAACAAGAAGAAGCAGATGTATTAGAACCAGTTACTGGATCTGCTGTAATTGTTAAATCTTTATAAGTCAGCTGATTAGTAATTGCTGACTTCATCAAATCTCTAGCTTGATTGAAGGCGTATACAGATTGTGTTTCTTCGCCAACTAATCCATTAGAAATTGGCGATCCATTATTGAAGTACTGTAGAGTAAACTTTCTGGCATACTTGTTGCCGCCCAAGAATACATCCAGCGAAACAGCATCTACAAAATAACCTAGATCTCTTTTACATTTTGTTTGGGTCGAACTTACACCAGGATATTGAGCAACTAATGCTGTCCAAGCGTCATCAATAATTTGAGTTCTATTTTTTTGAATTAATCTATATGAATCTAGATATCTCTTATTTGCTTGGTTGATTGTGTCGCCAGGAATAATCCAATCAGTTCCCCAAGCAGACTCACTGTATTCGACTGAAATTTCTGCTAATGATTTATCTTGAATTTCTTGTTTGTTAGCAAAAATTAAATTAGCAGCATCCTTAAATCTATTTGTTTCTGAAGCTTCGTCATTAAGATTTAAAGTTGGGTACTCTGCCAATGTACGTCCAATTGCTTCTTCTGTGATTAACTCAGTATTACGAGCAATCAACTCAGCACTGTCCAGGAAACGCCCGCTAGCATTGTTTGTAAGTACTTCTGTGAAAACATACCCAAGGGCAGTAATAGCACTTTCTACGTCCTCACAGGCGGCTCCTACAGAGTCCTGAATGACAGTTGGATCAATGTATCTAGCAATAGATGAATACTGTGGAGTGTATAGTGGAGCAGTAAGTTGTCCATTACCAGTTCTCCAACGTCTCATTGCTAGAATAGCAAGATCTTTGGCAATTTCGTATGCTCTTACTGATTCGGTAATTTCAGTTGACAGATAAGCAACTTGAGCGTTTTGTATATACGATTTGGCAGCTTCTATGACATTATAGTTGCCGCCATATTCTAAATCACGAATAAGAGCATTTACAAAATGACCAATATCCCTACGGCATTTTGCCTCATTTGGAACATTTAGATATGAAAATTCTTCTTGAATTTGTAAGTAGGCTTCATCAACAATAAATGGAATATTGTTACGAATTAAAATACAAGCATCCTGAAACCTTCTTGATACCGATTCAGCAACACCAAATTTGTTTGGTGAGTTTAGAAGTGATAAAGTTACTGAATAATCATATGATTTGACGGAAGCATTATTAGGAATAAAATTAGAATCAGTTAAGTTATCGTCCTGTTTATTTTGAATAATAAATCTTCTAGATCTTCCGTCAGCATCACGAAGAATTTTATAAATTCTTTGCTTACCATTTAAGTAAGAAAGATCTGGTCCTGATGTGGGAAGACCACTAATCTCAATTTGCTGACCTTCTTTGAAATCATGAACATTTTGTCTACCAACTAGAGCGTTGGTGTAGAAAATAATACCACCCGAATTATCCTCTGCTGGATCGTATTGAAAACCACCTTCAGAAGTTTCTGGGGTTCCTTGTTGAGAAAAATCAATTCTTACGATAGGTAAACTTGATACTAAATCTTTATTTTGAGATACAACTTCACCTTCTGCTCTAATTGATCTAATATCGGTAGAAACAAACTCATAAGTTTGTTGGGACGGAGACACACCAATAGTATATTCAAATGTTTCTCCAGTGTTAAATGAACCACTGGTAATGTCAACGTCAATAGTTCCATTTACATAAGCATCGGGACCAGTTGTACTTTCAAAAGTTACAGCGGCAATTAAACCAGTTGAACCAGTGTTGACACCAGAAACACTTAATCCAGCAATTAATTCCGTTCCTCCAGTGTGATTTTGGAAAGTTACTCTAATTCTAGGTGGACCAAAAATTTGATGACCGATTGGGAAATTTCTACCAAAATCTCCGCCAGTGGTAGAATCATAATAAATTCTTTGCTTGTCATCAAAGACCATAGCAAAGTCCCAAGTAGCAACAACATCGCCATTGCTATCAATTTGATCTCTAAAAACTATTCCCGTAAGATAATTTTTATCCCCAAATTTAAACATATGTTTACGGGGATTTTGTGGTCTTACGATAACTAAACGTAAGTTATCACCAACAATTGAACAGTCAGCTGGAATTGAAATTGGGTTATCTTCTAGATAATCGCCGCCAGAAATGATAACAGTTTCTTTGATACCAACTGATGCCGAAGCAATCTGGCAGGCTCTTTTAATTGTTCTTACTGGAGCAACAGCAGAACGACCATCACTTTCATCATTACCAATTTGAGCTGAAACATATACACGACCACCAACGTCGTTAGTGGCAAGATTTAAAACGTATTCTGTGGTAGCAATTTTATCAGATCTATCACCCAATTGTGGAGTAATTGAACGAGGGAAAATACCACTATTTCCAGTTTGATTATAATATGGGGCATTTACATCAACTACTCTATAACCAATGTGTTTTAACTGAACTTCGCCATTTAAAACAACTCCATCTATGTGAGTTGGAATTGTTGAACTAAGAGTTCCTGCATTTAATGCCTCGTAAACATTATCGCCAGCGTATCTATAGGCACCTTTCTGTAAAATTACATTAGGAACAAATTGAATTCCTGTATTATTTGCCCATGTTTTTAGATTTGGTGCTCTAAAACTAGCATCTGGAGTTATAAAATTATCAATATCTAAGTTAAGAATTCTAGCAGTATCAGAAATAATTGATGTGGATGTTCTGATAGCACCATTAATATCTAATTCAAAATCTACTGTATCCAGAAATGCTGTAGCTGACGCTCCAGCTCCATTACCTCCAGTAATAGTTACTGATGGAGCAGTGAGATAACCATCACCAACTTCATCTACAATAATAGCAACAACAGAACCATTTGTGATAATAGCAGATGCTAATGCCTGAATTCCATCTGATAAATCTGGAGGACTTAATGTAACATTTGGAGTGAGACTGTATCCAGTGCCTCCCTGACCAGGATTAACTTTAATACTTTCTACTCTTCGTCCAGTTCTATTAATACCAATTCGAGGAAGACCAGTTAAACTATCTAACTGTGCTCGGAAAATTTCTTTTTCTGAGGCACCAACACCAGATCTAATAGTAAGTTCATTACTACCAACGAGTTTTGGATTAACTCCTTTAATGATTTCCTTGTCAGAATTAAATTGAAAACTCATTTTACTATGTTGCTCCGCTTCCGAATTTCTTATTCCTTAGTTATATTTAGTTTATTAAGACCACAAAATATTAACTACATCTACTGTAGATATCCATTTGATAGTTTCAACTGTTCCCGCTCTAACAGCAGAATAACTGAAACGATTTGCTGCTCCGCCATCATAAGCTTCTACTGTCCATGCTTGACCAGACGGAATACTATCTTTGATAATAGTAGTCAAACTAGAAAGAACTTGAACATCGCCAACTTCGTTACAAGTAACAGTACTTTCAATCTTAACTGAATAGTGACCTCCACCACTGGTATTTACACCAATGATATGAGCAGTAATGAAACTGGCTGTATTACTAGGCAAAATAATTTGAGTGCCAATAGCATCTAAACCAAGAATAGCTGTATTAGTACCTCTCAAAATATATTGAGTTCTTGTACTATCACCAAACTGACTATTTTTTAATTCTAATGTGTTTATATTTTTTACATCTTTAAGGTTGTTGATTACTGTAGTTTTATCTACCGAAAAACCACCAACAGAATCAAATTCTTTTAAATTAGTTGCCATTTTTATTTCTTAATAATGGTTTTTACTACTGTAATATTTACCTGATTTCCTGTTTGAACCGAAGAGTTCAAGGCAAAATTTATTCTGACATTGCTAGAAGCATCAAAATCAAATGTAACATCAATCAAATTACCACCAGTAACTAAATTTCCATATTCTGTGTGGTAAATATCTGTTCCCTTGGCTGAAACATTAAACTCTACCATTTCGACATCATTGGTTGTATTATTATGAGCAGAAACTACAATTTTAGATCCTGAGGCAATTGATGGAGAATAGACTACCGAAGAACCAGTATTTGTTGTTCCTTTTATCAAATTAATATCAGCTGTAGATAATTTAGTATCATCTAATTCAAAATCTTTTAATTCATTTGAAAGTACAGTTAAATTATTTTCTATTGATGTACCAAATCCTCTATTAATAATAATATCTCCAGAGGTATTTAATCTCAATAGATGTTTATTTGTCAGACCAACCGACAGACCTAAATCTAAATTAATTTGGGTAGAAGAAATAAATGTAGATGTTCCTGAGTTATCAATTGATGATGCTAAATTATCAAACGTTACTAAATTAGCATTGATAGCTAAAGTATCCGAATTCGATGAAATTGTAGAGATCGTTTGGAAAGTTAAAGCTGTTTTTGATAAACGTAAAGTATTTTCGCCATCATTATAGAAATATAAAATATTTTCATTAGTTCCGGGAGCAGTTTCTGGAATAATATAAGTATTGCCGTCTACATCTTTTACGCCGCCCAAACTAGTCCAATTACTTCCGTCATATCCTTCAAATTGTAAAATTGTTGTGTTATAACGAATAGAACCTTGGGAAGCTGATCCTCTACTATTACCATCACCAGCAGGAATTACTAGAGATGTGGCGGCATCAATAGTAACTTTTTTACCTGAATTTGGTCTAATTACAACATCATTGATATCCGTTGAAATTACATTATTTGCTAGTCTTAAATCACTATTAATAACAAGAGGGAGATTTCCTAGTGGACCGACTTGTAATTCTTCAATCTCTTCAAAAACTAATGGTGCTACAGCAGAAATGTACCAAGTTAATTGTGCTGTTCCGTTAGGCTGAACTCCAGATGTGTGAACTGGTTCATTACCAGAAGTTCCGGTTGTTCCTCTAGTAGTTACTTCATAAAGATTATTTCTATACTTTACATAAGCTCCCAATTCTACTGGGGTATTTGATTGCCAATTAGTATATGTGGGTAAAGTAGTATCAAGCGAACGAATTTTCTTTACTGTATTAAAATCTAAGTATGATGTAGTTAATTTTAAAGTGTTGTTATTATCATTAAAGAAATATAGTATGTTATCATTAGCACCAGTAAATGCTTCGGCAGCAATATAAGTATTGCCATCAAGATCTCGTACACCACCTAAAGATGACCATGAAGTAGTTGTAGCACTGTAGCCTTCGTATTGGTTGGTATCTGTATTGAAGCGAATAGCACCATCGGCAACAATAGATCCAGAAGGTCTTTGTGAAGAATCTCCTGATGGAATAATGATAGCAGTTGTCGTATTTACTTTTGCTACTCTACCCACTGGAGGTGTTAACTCAATATCATTACCAGTAGCAGTAGCAATATTATTGTTATTGATTGTTAAAATATTATTAACATTCAATGTTCCATTAGTTCTTAAAACACCCGAGGTAGTAATATTTCCTGTGTTAGAAACTACGTCAATATTTGTACCAACTTTAAAATTTCCCAATACATTAACTGTTGTTGCTGTTAATGATAAATTTGCTGGGGATGTTATACTGTTAGCTGTAATACTACTGCCTGATATTGTTGGAGCAGTTAAAGTTTCTGTTACAGAAGCAGAAACAAAAGTCGCATCGTCGCTAGAAAAAGATGCTGCGGTGAACTCTCCAGTTTCTATACTACCGCTGATTATATCTGTCGAACTTAATTCAGATACTGTAGCAGAAAATCCACTACCAAATACTTTAGGATTATTAACATTAATTGTGATTAAAGACTCTTGATTGTTGTCGCCACCCTCATCAACGTGAGAAGAACTTTGGGTGGCACAGTAATAATAAAGATTTGGAGTAGTTTCTGTTACTTTTATTGATAAAATTGAATTAGATCTAGTAACTCCATCAGTAAAAGCATTTCCTCTAAACGACAATGTAACTGAACCATTTGATTGAGGAGTACTAGTTAATGTTACCGTAGAATTTGCGATATCAACCGATAATACTTTTGTATCTAGTGCTAATGAACCACTTCCTCCAGTAATCGAAACGTCCATTCCAGGAAGTATTCCTGTTGTACTAGAAACAACAATAATCGGTGATGTAGTTGTCAATTCGGCGGTTACATTTTCAATAAAACTAGGAGACCAAATACCATCACGATATTTACTGAACGAAAATACATGACCATTATTTGAATTATCTGTTAAATTAAAATTATAAGTATTTCCAGAATACAATACTAAATTTGGTGTGATTTGAGAGCCCGATCCAGTATCAATAAAAAATTTATACGATAAAATAGCAGTATTTACTGTATACTGTGTGGCACTACCTTGTTTTGTAATAACATCAGATGATTCTAAACCTATATCATCGATTAAAATTGAAACAATATTTGATCCGCTTGTGTTTATTTTATAAATTTCTGCCGTTTCTGGCATAAGACCGCCAGTAAATTCTATTGTGTCACCGACACTAAAAACAGAAGATGCTACTGTCCCAACAAAAGTTATTTTTTGAATACTTTTATTTGTTACTGTATAAACAATTGGTTGAACAATATCAAAAGGACTTACGGATAATACGTCTGTCAAAGAATAACCATTACCGCCATCAGAAATACTGAATTGTTCAACCTCACCAACATTCAAAATTTCATATTGAAAATTGCTACTAGGTACTCCATATGCTGGAGAAAAAGTTAACGTAGCTGTTCCTGCTTGTGTTGGTTGTGATGATAAAGTAATTACTTTAGTAGTTGAATTCACAGCAAAAACGGTAGTATTTGCTGCTAATATTCCAGTGCCAGCTGTTTTAGATACTAATGCTCCAGCAGTAATACCAGCAACAGAAGATACAGTTATTTCTGATAAATTTCCTGAAGATCTGAAATTTAACGACGCTGCTCCATTGCCAGTTGGTGGTGTTGATAATGTTATTTGAGTTAAACTATTTACTGTCAAAACAGTAGTTAAAGGTGATAAAGAACCAGTACTACCTGTAGCGGCAGTTACTTCCATCCCCGCCAATATTCCAGTTGTGCTGGCAACAGTAATAACAGAAGATCCAGTATTTAATGTTGTTGACACCCCTTCAACTGAACCTTTTAAATTAGTTGATACTCCTGTTACTGGTACGGGTAGTGTTAAAATATCGTTTGCTTGATATCCAGAACCCTTGTTTGTAAAATTAACATCAGTAACTTTACCTGGATCTGATGTTATGGTAAATTGAAATCCAGAACCTTGCCCACCCAAATCACTGACATTTGCCGATAAAACATTGCCTGTTGTGTAATTTTGTCCACTATTTGTAATTTGAACTTGAACTACTGTTCCTGCTGCGACACCACTAAGTTCTCCTCCAATACTAATAGTTGCTAATGCTCCAGTTCCAGATCCACCAGTTAACGGAACATTTGTGTATTGTTGTCCGGTATATCCACTTCCTGCGTTAGTAATATCTCCATCAACTGGACTTACTGTAATCCCAGCAGTTGCCCCTGTTCCAAATCCACCAAGCAAAGAAATATTTGAAAATGTTCCAGATCTATATCCTGACCCAGAAGAAAGAATTTCTCCAGTAAATGATGTTACTGTAATATTTGCTAAAGCTCCATCACCACCACCACCAATTAAAGGAACATTATTGTAAGTTCCGGGATCATAATTTGAACCATAAGATGTTACTGTAGTTCCTTCGGTCGTTAAAACCTTCTTTTGAAGGATTAAATCTCTAAATGAATAAAATGCTGTTGGTGATATATCAATTAATTTTTTGCCCTCAGCAACAAATCCAAAAGTTTTTAAATTTGCTTTATAAAATCCTAAACTATTATCAGAATCAAATGCCAACGATGGAGCAGTTCTAGTACCATCTCCCAATTTGAGATTTCCTGTAGCTAAATCACTGCCCCCACTTGAGATGCTAAAAACATCCGAAGCAATTTGATTTACCTTCTGCCTAAAAATTTCAAAGGTATCGGTTTTAGCAACTGATCTAAGAACTGCCATTTCTTACTATCTCTCTGAGAAGCTGTTTGATTTCAGATATTTCTTCCTTCAAAGTATTTATGTCATCAATGGCATTACTAAATTGCCTAGAGAAATTTTTGGGAGCTGGTTTGTCTGTATTGACAATAGCTCCCGTCGAAGCATCTCTAAACAAATTTTCGTGACCTTCAACTTTCAAATAACGATTATCCATTAGTATGAAGCAACGGCACGAAGATCTTGAATTTTTGGAACATAAGCTGGGTCATCTGTCTTCATAACAATTTTGATAGCAAATGATGTAAACTCTGGTAAATTAGGAGCACTATATTTAAATTCTTGATAATATGATTGTTTTTCAAATTGACCAGAAATTGAATTTGATGCTGTTGCTAGATCATCATTATCTGGATTACCGTCAATATTAAAGTAGTTCCAATTAATATCATCAAAATTAGATTGTGATGATGTTTCTTTAATTTTGTATAGTACCTTGACGTTTTCTGTATTTTTTAGATTGATAGTTAATCTAACATCAATAGAAGATCCGGCAGAATTAATTGAAACTTCTTTTGTTACATATTTGGCAGCAGCAGAACTATTTTTAGCATCAGTTTCTTTCACGTAATCTACACCAGTAGTAAATTCCATAGAAGCAACTTCTACGTATCTACCATCAGAAGATTTTAAAATATCTCCAACTCTAAAAATATCAGGGGATTGACTTGCTTGTGTTTCTTGTCTTACAAAAACGCTATCTTTAGTAATTTTACTTGTGTAATCATTGTTAATAGGAGCATAAGAATTTTCAATAATCATTTCTTTATCTTTGGAATCCCAGACGATTACTCTGCCATTAATTTTGTTGGCATATTCTATGGTTACATTTTGAGGATAGTAAGCAAGTACATTAGAATTTTCACTGAAATTAAATGATAGTTCAGAAATAGAAGAAATATTAATACTAATAGTATCAATTACTGTGCCATCAGAAGAAATTAATGTAGCTGCTTCATTTTGTAAAAACGGAGTTTTTGTTTTTAATCTAATTAAAGCAACACTATTTGTAATTTGAACAATCGTACCTTCAGCTTTAGATGTTGCTCCAACTAAAGTTTGATTTTGTGATATTTGTCCAGCTGTTCCTACTACGGTTAGAGTTAAATTGTATAGAGGCGAGAATCTTAATATTTGATCTCTCTTACCATATCTATTTTCATATCCAGTAGAATTTTCTACTCTTGATGACTGTGTTTTGACAGAAGAAGTTCTCAGATCAATTACAGGAGAAAGATTAGAATTTGTTGAAGAAAGAACAAATTTGTAAGTTAACGATCTATCTAATTGATTCAAAGTTTCATTAATACGAGAAGAAATAACTTTTTGATTGGTAAAAAATTGTTCCTCATTAATGAAAGTTTTTTCAAAATCTGATTGTGAGTATGATAGGTAATTGGTTGTATTTGAATCAACTGGAACAGCATTTGTTGTCTTAACAAACGAATCTACATTAGTGCCATCTAATTTTAAGAATGCCACTTGAGCATATAATTTTTCAAATTTTCTATTATAAGAAGCAAGCACTTTACTGCCTCCTCCTAAAATACTAGCTCCAGCTCTGTTGGGTCCAATAATATTGTAAGTATCAATACCACTGTTAGTAATTCTAAACAACTTGCTGTTTAAACTTACTGAAGAAATACCACCAACATCTTCACTATTTTTGAAGAACACATAAGAATTACCTTTGTCTTCAAAACCATGATCTCTGTGAGAAACTTTAATGATTGAGTTGTTATTTTTAAATAGTGAAGATGTAGCATTTGTGGCAGATCTAACACTAGTTTCGAATGGCGAAACATCTAATAATTCATAACCAAGATTTTCATTCGTTGCCAATAGCTCAGCATTTTTTGAAATATCAAATTCTGCTTTGTAAAGACTAAATTTAATATCTTCGAATAGATCTTCTGTCCAGTTATCTGTATTTTGTGATTTGTAAACTGATCCAAGTAGAGGTTGTGACGAAACAATATTGCTAGTAGAAATTTCAGTTTCTCCCAACTTAGAAGCCCATAACTCATATTCTATGGAATCAGTTTCGATAGTTAAAGCATATTCAGTATTATTTTGTAGATAAACTGGATGATTGAAATTAAATCTAGTCGGGACAGTAGAAGGTGTTATACCATCTCTATCAATAGCTACGCCCATCGAAACGGCTGGGGAATCGATCTCGATGACTGATTCAATGATTGCCCCACCAGACCCAGTTCCGACGCCTCTAATGACCACAGAAGGGGCTTCTGTGTAGCCTCTACCGCTTAATGATATAGTGGTGTTGTAAATTTTACCATCAGACACATCTACTGTACCTGTTGCTGTGCTGCCGCCCGGAAGTTGGGGACTTTCGACAATAATAGTGGCGCTAGTGTAATTTTCACCAACATTAGTTACTTTTAAATCAACCACTTTACCAGAATCTTTGGCAATAAAAATATTGACATTAGTATTATTTCTGGCATTATACTGAGTAACGGAAGAAATTATCAACTGTTCATTTTGAACAAATGAAATGCCGTTATGATTTTCCAGTACTAAAGTATATACTTGTTCTTTATTTAAATCAAATCTTACCGAAGTTTCGTCACCAATTTGAATATTGTTCTTATCAAAAACTTTTAAAATAGGTCCACTAGCATTTGAATTTTTGCCAGTGACAAATTCAGATTTATCTATAGTTATAGTTTCTGTATCGCCAGTAACGTAAATTTTCAATAAAGTTTCTGGTCTTAATGTACACTCTGTGCCAGGAACAATATATTTTCCTGGTTTTCCTACATCAACATTGGTTAAATAAGCTTTGACTGGAATAGAAGAACTCTTCTTAGCAAAGAATAAATCAACTCCAGTGACAAATACCCCACCAGCATAGTTTTCAATTTTAAATGTTTGTGCTAATGGATTTGGTTTAATTTCAATATCAGTATTGCTGTTTACTAATTGAACTCCTTCATTAGCTTTGAATGTGGCGGTGTCTGTGGATACGATGGATGGTGGATTTTGTGGAATTACGCCAGAAGAATAGAACTTAACTTCAGCGTATGTTTCTACATTTTCCTTAATTTCATTCAAAGAACTTGAAGTAAATCTTATAGTTTTATATCCAGATGTAAATCTAACTTCTTCAGAATTTTCGTCGTATGAAACTGTATCTGGATTACCTGTCCATCTGCTATTCTCAACAGGAGACTTTCCTGCTGGTACTAAAATGATACCACTTAAATTTCCGTTTAGATCAGTGACTAGAGGAGAATTGAAAGTAGATAATGAGTTACCAGGAACTCCAGTAAATCTAGTATCAGGAATCGTCCATTTACCTACATCTCTACCTTCCATAAAAATATAAACTCTAGTATTGGGCTTTAATCTCCCAACAACAAATTTTACTGGAATTGAACGAGCAAAGAACTGTAGTTCAGTTGAAACATTTAAATCATTAACTGTTTTTGAATTTACGCCTTTAGCTAGTTCGTTGTTTTGTGGACTTACGTTAGAAGAACTTGCTACGGAAGCACTAGTTACTGAAGATTGAGTATCTTCACTGTTAATATTGGCAAGAGATTCTATATTATAAAATGCCTTGTTAGTGCCTGTCCAATTCACGATAAATGAATTGTGGATACTAGCAAAGGATTCTTTTACGGAATCTTTGGCTAAGAATATGCTGTTTAGTTTTGTATTTGTATCATTAACCAAAGGAGCTACTGTGGTGTCATACCATTGATCTATAGAAGGAGTTAAAGATCCATCTCCGACGTATTGAATTACAACAAAAGGATTTGGATTTAAAGTTTTTGTTGCGTTGTCATTACCTAAAAACTTCAAACTCTTATATGGGAGAGTGATAACACCATTGTTGTTTACGTAACCAGAAACACTTCTTTGGTCATTTCTAGTATTAACTTCAACCAAATTGAAACAATCTTCTTTAGTTTGTGGACGTAATACAGATTGTTGTGAATCTATGGCACACTTATAATCTAAAGAATTGAGATTGCCAATTTTGTGGGCTTCAAAATTATCAACAATAAAACCACTCTTAAATCGATCGAAACCAATTTCATCTTTAATTTGCATATTTAATGCTTGTTGCTCAAGAATACTTAAGGTCGTATAGTATTCTAAACGCTCTATTCTCTTCTCAAGCTTACCAATATCTTTCATTGTGTAACGCTTATTATTCACAGAAATAATTCTTACGTCTTTACTATTATTAGTATAGGCTGGAATATGTAAATAACATAAAGCTATAGCATCATCTACTGGGTCTGGTCTAGATGGATTTTGTGATGAGTTACCTTCTTTGACTACAAAATCTCCTTTTTTAGTTAAAAATACTCCGTCAATTCTATCAAGATATTGAGTTTCTGTGAAAGAAACTGTGTATTCTAAATTACTATCAGAAGCAGGAGATAGAGAAGTAACTCCGCCAGCACCAACAAAATTAATATAATCTCTTCCAGCAGGATTTGATAAAATTGAAATATCTTGGAAACCTGTAATTGTTGTTTCGCTATCAACTTTAGGTCTAAAATCTACAGCATCTTTTAATGAAATTACTCCATTGACAGAAGAATTGAATAAAGGAATCTCATCTACAGAAACACCAGCTTCATGTAAATAAGAATCTACGGTAGAAAAATCTCCTTGAGAATGTTCAAAATAATCAAACGCTACTACAAGTTGTCCGTTTGGAGGATCAAATCCAGGCTTTAACACAATTCTCGATACATCATAGAAAGTATCTCTTTGACCATCATCAAATGTGAATTTATATGTGATATCAGTTCCACTGACAAGATTGCCATTGGCATCAACTTTAGGGGGATTAGTTGTGGTTCCTTCGTAAATATATCTTAATCTATAGGCGTCGGAATATGAGAACGTCTCGATAGTTTCGCCATCATAATCTTGCCCTCTCAGAGGAATAACTCTATCACCACTAGAAATAATTACAATTCTCTTATTTTTAATTGATGTTTTTAATCTTGGTCTTGCTTTATCTATTTCAATAGTAGCGGTAAGTTTTAACTTGGGGAAAGTTCCTCCGAGAGGAATTGATCCAAAATAATTTGTTGGTAAATTAATTACAAAAGCACCAGCAGAAATTTGATTTGAAGTAATTTCTGATTGAATAATAGTAACATTCTCTGGGGAAATGTAAACAATATCTCCATTGTTGACAGCAGTTGAAGAACCTTTATCTAAAACAGTAACTACATAACTGTTCTCATTAAAATTAACAAATCTTTGTGTGCCTACTGGCAATTGAGCTGTGAATGTTATATTTCCACCACTAGATGAAAGATCGGTAATGAAATCTTTTCTAACATAATATTTAAATTTGGTGTCACTGGTATCCTTGATTAAAGATCCAACTTGCTTCGACCCAGTTGGGAATACTAAAGTTGAACTATTAGTATTTTCAATATTTGGTCTAAGTCTAATAATAGTAGCATTAGTAATATCTTCAGGGAGAGCATAATCAAAATAAATTCTTGATTTAGTAATTCCTTCTGGATCGGTTACTGATTGAACAATATTACGAATAACATTATTGTTAATATCTGTAAATTGAATCAAATCTCCTTGAACTAAATCTTTTGATAAATTAGCTCCAAATCCATTACACTCAATATATTTTCTTCCTTTATAACCGAAGAAAGAAAAATCACTTATTTGTGTGTAAGTAGAATACTGAGTATTAGTGACATCTACATCAGCAGTAAATTTATGATTGTTGTATGTAGAAGAAAATGATTTAATATTTTGTGGAGTATAAGTTAGAACAGAATTTTTATTTAATACAGGAACAATAGTAGCAGCATTAGTTGATAGTGAAGGAGCTGGCGTTACAGTGACAATTGGTGGCGAAGAATATGTCGAAGAAATTCCATCTCGACTAATAATTTTTGCCGAATAAATTGTTCCTCCATACTGACTTACAGAAACTTTTGACTGATCTATTTCTTGGCCATTAATAACAATTTTTGATGTAGATGGATAAGAATTGCCGCCGTTGGTAACAATAAAATGAGAGATTGTATTATCTTTAGCAATTTTAACTGAATTGCCATCTTCATCAAGAATTGTTTCTCCTGATAAGAAAGTTCCTGATAATGTAGAAACAAATAAAGTATTGCCGAAAGTGTAATTACCTGTAGTATCTGATTCGATTACACCATAAGCTCTACTAGTTCTTCCAATGATATATTTGCCCGTAGTAAAACCAGCATCAACTAAACTATCCAATTTAATTCTAGTAAAAAATACTGGATTGAAATAAGAGAAATTGAATGTAGCATCATAAGGTCTAGTATTATTACCAGTTCTTCCTTTTGAAATTACAATATCAGTATCTTCATTAAATCCAGAAGCCCTTTTAACTAAAGAAAAATCTTTGGGTTTAGCAATACCAATGATTGGAGTTATGGTTTCATTATAATCTACAACTATGCCATAGATAGATTCACTAGAATTTGATAGAGCTAGAGATTCAGACAAGTATAAAAATCTTTTTTTGGAAGGACTGCCTTCATCATATTCTAAAAGATATGAATCTAGTAATGATTTTTTACCAACTACAGTGAACTCGATGTAAAATTGTCCACTAGATTCTGAAACTTCTGGTCTTCTAACTACAGAATGACCGATTACATCAGCATAATCTACAGTTGACGCTAATCCACCACTTCTAGTTTTAATAAACCACAACTTAGATGGAAAATCTGTTTCTAGGGAAGGAAGCTCTCCAGTTACTTGAACATATATTGTTCTAATGCCATCACTCAAAGTAAATGGAACAGATCTTCTATTTTTTGTTTGTTTAAAATAAATTGAAGATTCTTCGTTGTTTAATCCAATTGTGCCATCATTAAAAACACTATTCAAATAAATGTTTGGTGTTGATGTAATTTCATCTCCAATTGTGTTTAGTGGAACTGAACCATATAGATTAGTAATCTTAAATTGTGATAATCCTTTAGTTTTGATAGTTACGTTATCTTTTACTAAAGTATCTCTAGCTTTATTAACTGTAATAGATTTGGTTTCTTTATTTACTATCTCAAATCCTTTTACATATGCCTTTCCTGGCCCAACACCCAAAACTAATTTTGAAGATGCCTCGGAAAGAGATAATCCATTTACTTTATTAGTAGCTGAATCTAATTTGTAAATGCCATTATTATTGTTTTGATAATATTCTCTTACATCGAATGAAAAATTGTCTACGACATAATCACCTGATTCATCGTATGTTCTTCTGGCGAGAGTTTCTTCTAATAAAGTATAATCGGCTGGCTTTATTTGTCTCTCGATTACGCCAGAATTAATCTGTAATAATTGTATAAAATTTTTATCTGTCTGTGCCAAATAATCAAATTTCTTCAACTCTAAAGAAATCTTTAATCGATGGGCTCCAGGAGAAGAAAAATTAGAATATCCTCTAGAGTTATCATATAAAGAAGCATCTTCTTCTGGAGTAACAATCGATTCCTGAATAACAAAACCAACTTTTGCTGATGGCTTATCGTAGTACTTATCAATAATTAAAATCTGTGTTTGATTTTGTACAAAATAACCATTAATAAAATAAACACCTTCATTTACTTCTGCAGCAGAAGCATAACCCATTGCTGGGCTTTGTAGACTAGTAGTTTCTTCTGTGATAGGATTAGTTACAAAAATACTAGTTGGAAGAACGCTGCCATCGGTTCCTACAACTAGTAAAGGTGTATTTACTCCACCAACAACTTCTAATGTTTCGCCTTGTCTAAAGGTATTTTCGTTGTTGGCGTCTCCGCTTGTCAAATAATTTACAAAAATTGTATCTGATTCTATTTCAGAACCATATTCTGAAGATATTACCGAAGCAATAACTCCAGAATTTATGCCTCTTAATTGAGACCCAACTAGCTTCTTGATATCATATTTTTGATATACAATATTGCCGTCAACATTTACGGCAACTTCAGAAACAGAAGACAATTTAACATAGTTTAACTTGTTATTTAACCCGACTTCTCCAGGTATAACAAGTTCTCCTTGCTTAAATTGGAATTTTCCGTAACTCTCGATTTGATTTTGGAGAATTGATTGGAGGGAGGTTAACTCCCTCGTTTGAACGGAATATCCAGGTCTAAAAAGAACTTTATAGAAGTTCTTTGAAGAATCAAAATCATCATAATATGGAGCTACATTAAGATTTGTCTTCTGTGGCATTTTACCCCGACATTATACTACTATCTCGTAGTATTATTTAGAAGAGTAAAAGTTAAATCAGAACTCAATTACGAGTTTGATATCTTCAATTTGGTCAGGTGCTCTGGTGATCAATCTTCTGTTTTCAATATAGATGAGGTCTCCAGAATTATTTTCAATTTCAGGTGTAGCTAAACCAGCAGCAAATGTTACTCCATTAGTAGTAGCATTACTTGCCGTATCTACATTACCAGCAGCAAGTGAAGAAGCTCCTGTAACAGCATTAGCACCGTTAGAAGCAAAAGCTCTTACTTTGCCATTGTCTGTGTGTAAATCTGGCGATTGAACGTACTTAAGAACACCAGAAGTGGTGCTACCAGAATCTAATGTCCAAGATACTACAGTACCACGAGCAGTTCCTCCGGTTACAGTTTGTGAAATTACTTCGTCTGCTTGGAAACCTGCTGTAGCTCCAGTAATTTTTAGAGCATAAAGACCACTCAAGGTTGAAGTTGTAGCAAATGTGGTTGTGCCGTAAGCATAAGGATCTTTAATAATACCGATTCTTCTAAAATCGTTATCTACAGGGAAATCACCTGAACCTTCAGCGTAGGTTAAGCGAATGTTTGTCATAACACGCTTACCATTCAATTCCATTTCCATGTTGGAACCGTGACCACCCTGAGGAGAAATGATGGGCTCTAGAGCGCCTGTAGCAGTACCTCCAACAGTCACTGGAGTTGTTAGACCAACATTGCTGAATAAGCCATAAGCAGTTGCTCCTGAACCAGTGCCAGTTTTTAGAGGAACTGAAGCATAAGTATAACCAGAACCAATAGCATTAACGCTAACATCAGTTATTGCTCCGCCGCTAACTACGATAGTTACTTTACCGCCTGTGCCATCACCAATGATAGGAGCATAGTGAGTTCCGTTTGGTAGGTTAGCACCTACGTTTTCGACGAGAACTGCTTGAACAGCACCGCTCACGGCACTTGCTTCTACAGCAACCCTAGAAGGTTCTGTTGCCGAAACAATTGGCATGAAGTCTGTGGAAAGAAAACGAAGTACGTCATCAGTAGGAATTGTGAACATGTACTTCCATACATAACCAGCAGTTCCTGATTCTTCTGTAAACAATCCACCGCTATATGTACCCTGACCAGCAGAAGGAGTTGTTTTTGGTTCGTTGGTGGCATTTCTGCCAGTTGGGTTGGCTGGGTTTTCGCCGTTATAGAGACACTTAAATACTTCGTAATTAGAGTTAATTACATAAAATTTAGCATCAGAAATTGAAGTAGCTCCAGTAGCTGAAGGCTTGCCGATCAATCCACCACTACCTGGAGTAGATGAATAATCGGGCTTCCACATATCAAATTTAGGATTAGCTACTAAATCCCAATTATAACGTCTAACTACAGTTCTGGCAAAATCAGATGTAATTCTTTTAGCAGCAATAATATCATCATAGATATCAAATTTTTCTTTTTGGTTATCTAGAGGAACTGGGGGAACATCTTCGGTAGCATAACGATAAACGCCCGTTAACGCTTGAGCACCAGTATCAGCAGTTCCGTTCCATCCTTTAATAGTTGAACCAACTGTAGGAGCAGATGATGTTGTTGGACCAACACTATACAGAAGTAAACTATTTTCGTAAACTTCTCTTACGACTGCCTTAAAAGTAGCAGCTCCGTAACTAGCACCAACATAAACTTCATCGCCAGCTACAAAAGCAGTGGCGTTTTTGTTGAAAATTTCAATATAGGCATCCCAACGCTGAGGACGACCTACAAAAAAATACATTCTAGTTCTTTCGGCGCTAGTATCTGTGCTACCTTCCGAAAGAGATTCTAGAAATTGTTTAGCATTAAAAATTCTAAACTTATCTGAAATAATAGCAGCCATTGAAAAATCTCTCTATTAAAATGTTTGTCTGTTGTATTTATATTTATATTAAATGGTGTATGGAATGATATCATTTCCAGAATTTATTGTTGAAGATCCTGCTATCAACACACAACCAGTGAATGAATTCGAAGTTTTACCAGTATAACTAATTACAGAATATTGTGATGATGATCCTTGGAAAATATATCCTGATGTTGGGAATTTAGAAATATTACCAACAACAGTCAATGTAGAAGACGCTGATAAATTGGAACTAGTAGAATATACCACGGGATTTTGAACAGATGGTGGAGCAAAATTAAATATTTCTCCAGTCAATGTGATCGATGAATATGGGCGATCTTCAAAATCTTTGATTGTTAATGAAGGATATGCTAATGTTAAATCTCCAATAGTATTTGTTGTTGCTAATAATCCAGTGTCTACAAAAGCAGAATTTTCGAATGTTTTTAAATTAAACCCAGCATTTCCTAAATTGTAAGAATCGTAGAATTCTTCTTTGTAAACTGATTTGTTAGAAACCAAAATTATTTCATTATCTCTAGTATATACTTCGTTTATTAGAGAATTTAAAGTAACTGTGCCATTTCTAGTGAATATTGGATTTACTAGTACTACAAATTCTTCAAAATAATCTAAAGATCCTGTTTTATAGAATCTAGTTACGTCAGCATTTTTTGCTAACTTAGATGTTAATACATTAGATAAAGTATATACAGTTAAGGGAACATCTAGTTGACTTACTATACTACATGATGTTTGTACATTAGTATTATCTCTAATTAATTGTATATCTAATTTTACTTCAGAAGTAGTATTTTCTGAATATAAAGTGGATATTAAACTTACAGCAGATAACGTATTTGCTGTAAGTAATGTTATATTAGAAGATTCTACAATATTTGAAACGTCGAGATTTATATCGACAAAAGCAATAATATTTTTGTCTAATGTTATGATTGAAGATGTAACTACAGAAGATACAGAACTAAACGAATAATCTACTTCTGTTACTATTTGTGAAGATGATACAATATCAAGATTTAAATTAATAGATGCTGTCGTAGTTATTTGACGATTTGCTTCGTCAATCATTCTAGCATCTGCTATTACAGTTACGCCAGAAACTCCAGCTGCTTCTTGTGCTGTAGAAACATAAGATTGAGTGGAATAAATGTTTGTAACAATATTGAATGAAGTTGGTGGTATAATAATAATTTCTTTTGATGAATCAATATTTGTATTATCAAGTTCAATTTGATATTGGCCATCTAATTGTTCTGATACATTCTGTACACTATTACAATCAATTATACTAGATATTGATTGAATAATTGATGTTGGTTGAGTAATTATAGTCGATGTTACTTCGGTAGTAAATATCGTAGTTGGTCCAACAGGAATAATAGCAATAAATTCTGGTAGATGTCTTAAATAATCACCAGCTGAGTGAGTTATTGCTGTTGTTCCAGCAGCACCTCTTTCTACGTTAAGAAAACGGTCGGGTAGTTTTTTAGCATACCTTACAATTTCTTTACCAATAAGTAATCTGCTAGCATCAGGGAATCTTCTTGTATCTGGAATGTATACAATAGTATCAGTTTCCGTCATTGGAGCGTCTAAGAAAGCTCCAATATCATTTACTGCTTCTGATGGTATTTCAATAATAGCATTATTGAGAATTTTATCAATTTTTCTAGTAATTTCTCTGTCAGTAGAAGAAATTGTCGAAGAAGAAATAATATCTGCTTTAGCATCAAGTATAGAAATAATTTGATTATAGAATTTATTAAATTCGTATTCAATAATTGCTGGAGGGGATTGTAACGTAACTTCAGAATCAAATTTTTTCTGTGATGTTGATAATATTTTTGGTATTGGAAGAATTATTTGAGTTATATCTCTGTTTAATTCAATATTTCCAAAACCACCTAATGTAATTACAGAAACTTCGGTTGGAAGTGTGGGTTCAAGGCTACCAGTAATAGAAACACTAGAAGAAATAATTAAACGATCAACTTTAATATCTTCTGGTGTTAAAGTTAAATATGAAACACTATCAATTTTTCTATTAGTTTTCTTTATTCTGTTGTATCCTCTAGCCACAACCACTTTTGGTGGCTGAGTATAACCAGAACCACCATCAACTAAAACAATGTCAAGTATTTGGCCACCATAAGCAACAACTTCTGCTTTCGCTCCCCCACCATTACCATCTACTGGAATAAAATATACTTTGGGTGTGGTATAATATTGATATGCTGTTGGCTGAAGTAATATACCAGTATCAAAATAAAGTTGTAAATCTCTTTTGTTGAATTCAATGTCAGAAACATTCAATGAACTTATTGATCCAGATTCAAAATCTACATTAGCAGTTAAACTTAACCCTTCGCCTCTAGTTAAACCTTCATAATTTGTTGCTTTTACTTTTGAATATATTTCGTTGGAGATATATTCTCCTGGATTATAATTTCGTGTATTAGCAGAATTCGGTAAATATAATATTTCCCTATAATCAAACTCTCCATCTATCTGAATTTTGTCTCCAACGAGTAAATTAGAGAGAATAAAATTATTTTCTAACCAAGCGTCATCACCTAACTTAGTATCAAATAACCACGAAGGAAGATTTTTCTGTAATAATCTAGTTCCTTCTGAATCAGTATAGTATTCATATGAAATATTATCAACATTAGGTATCAAATATTCTTTATTAATTGTAGTAACTTGAGGAACAAATATTGGATCACTTGATAAAACATTAATTTCCCCATAATAAGGTCCAAATACATCAACATAATAATATTTTTGTGTAGTGGTAGAACCAGATAATATCCAAGTTGATGTATTGTTGAAAGCGCCATTATTTTGGACAGCTTCAACTTCGTTGTTTTGATTATAATATGTACCATTATATGGAAGAATAAAAATTCGTCCAGAAACGGAGGGAGATCCTACTAATTGATAGTAATATATTGAATTAACATCATCTCCAACTACCCAGCTAATAGTACCATCATCGGTTTGATTATTGGTAATATTTTCTGTTACTGGAGTTCTAGTACCAAATTCATCTTCTTTTACAATAACTACAGGATATCCCAAAGAATCTATATTTAAATTTAAAGTATAAAAAGATTCTATTGTTAATGATGCGTTTATTTCCCCTGGTCTGCTGGGATTAATAAATCCAGTTCCGTCGTAATTTAAAGTATACGAGGTAATACCAATATTTTGAGGTTCTAATGTATCTAAAATATAAAATGGTCTTCCCTGAGAATTTACATTAAATGTAACTGTATTTCCTTGCCTTAAAGTTAGAGAGGAATTTACTGGTTTTTCTATTAATGTTTCTGTATCTGTAATAACCCATCCACTATTATCTTCTGCCCAAGAAATATTATAATCATAGCTAGCAGTATCAAGTTGCTCAACTAAAATAATTGTTTCTTCAAATTGATCTAAGTTGATAATCTTTAATTCTGGATCCAACAAATCAATAGAACTTGATAAGTTATGATTTATTAAAATTACTTCAATTTGATTAGAAGATATTTTGTTGATATTTTTTATGTAACCTAAAATGTTACTGCCTTCGTATAATAAAATTTTATCATTTACAACTGGATTATATACATCCAAGAAATTATTGTAAATATTGTTGCCGTTTACAGTTAATGTAATTGTATTATAATATGTGTCTGGCTCAAAATCATAAAATGTTAGTGTTTTTGCTAAATCTCGACCATATGCTAGTAGTATTGATACATTTTGATATATAATTTCACCAGATTCTGAGGTATATTTTTTGAGTGCCTCGTTAAATGTTATATTTGGTCCTACAATAGTATAGGAATCCCCTTCCCTTTGTAAAACACCATCAATTATAACAAAAGCATATAATGGTTCATCAATTTTTCTAACTCTTTTTTCAATTTCATCTAAAATTAAATATGGACCTCCTGCCCTATATTCAATTAATTTATTTTCTATTGTAAATCTTTCATAACTACCAATGCTGTAAATAAAACATTTTTCGGATCCTTTTAATTCTGTTGGTATTTCAGTATCATATAAATCTTCTTGATCAATTGGTGGATTTGAGAAAACTATTTTATCTGTTGTACCAGCATCTTCTGATCTTAAAATATAATATGAATTTCCAAATTGTGTATCTGCTGACGATTTGCAATTTTGAATTACGCCATTTAATGTAACAATTAAATTTTCGTTTATGTCAGTTTTTACAATACTATTGTCTTCATAATACAAATTAAATTCTTTTTTAGTGCCATCAAATTGATTTGATATTGATTTAATTTTTCTGAAATATTTTGTGTTTAAACTATTATCTTTGAATTTTATTGCTCTACAATAAAACTTTTGAGCACTAACTTCTTGCCCTTCTACTATTCGTTGACCTAAAGGTGGTTGAGAAAAAGTTATTGTAGTGCCAGAAATAGTATATGCTTTTCCTGGTTCTTGTAAAACACCATCTAAAGTTATAATTGCCTGTTGAGCATTGTTTAAAAGAACAGGAGAATTATTTTTTGTGTTTATTAATGTGAAAGTTGTTTGGCCAACAACTTTTCCTGTGTTTGGATCATAGTCACCATTAAATTCTGTAGCTAATTCTATATCAAAAGCTAATGTTTCTGAAGAATCGAAAGTATCTACAGAAACAGCACCAAGACCTTTTTCTACTAGTAATGATTCGAAATTAATAATAGTATTAGTAATATATTTTCTAGTTTCAATAATTGTTATGTCAATTGGCGCTACATTAATTGTAGATAATGTCTCTACTGTTTTTTGTATGGATGGCATTGTTATGCTACCATCCGTTTCAATTAATACTTCACCAAATAATTGGAATCCCGCTGGGTGAGTAGTTTCTTTAATTAAATCTTTCCAAATTTCTATTGGAGTTTTTGATTTAATTACATAGGAATAATCTTGGTAAAAATATGAATCTAGTAATTTTTGTGAACTTGATCCAATTTTTCCTTTGTCGGAAGAATAAAATCCTTGATTGTCATAATAAGAACGAACATCAGGATTAAACTCTGTAGAAATTTGAGCAATTAAAGTGCCAGTTCTAGAAGCATCTTTACCAACAATACTAGCATTATTTTTGAAAACACCAGTAATATTTTCTACTTTTAGTAAATTGCCGCCAATTCTCCATCCATTTTTTGAAACTTTTGCTTTAGCGCCAGTAGATGGTTGAGTTATAGTTTCACCAGGATAAAAATCATAATCTCCAGCATTAGTTAAAACAAATGTTGTTGGTGATTTGTATTTTGCTAATGATGTTTTATCATTATTAAAATAATACCCGTTATTTACAATACTTACGTTTTGTGGTACACCTATGTTTTCTGATTCGAAATGAATTGTTACATCAGATTCTACAATTTTTACTGATGGTTTTTGATCAAATTTGCCGCCATTTAAAATTAAAATGGATGTTATTTTACCACCTTCTTGGATACATTCAAAATTGTATGACGTATCATCTGAATTAATTACAACTGCTTTTGGTTTTGAATAATTTTTGCCTGGATTTGTAATATTAAACCCATTAACAGTCTTGTCAATAGTATTGTAAATAGGTTCAACAATACACTCGTATTCCTGAGATGGCAATACTCCAGTAACGAAAGGTAATTTTTTGTAATTTTTGCCGGTATTGGAAATTTTTATGCTATCGATTTTTCCAATAGCAAAGGAAGAATTGGTTGTGTATGTAATTTGACCAGTACCGTCATACTCGGGAGTATTTGATAAATTGTATACTATTTGTCTATCAGTAACATAAGTTACATTCTTTTCGCCCGATAGTGGATCGTCAATAATTTTTAAGAAAGAATCTTCTGTATTTACATCAGGAGATACTTTAATGAAGTAAAAATAATTATTGAAATTAATTGGTTTTCTTTCTGTAAAATTATTGTTAGCAATATTTGGTCCAAATCCTAATTTTACAGTCAAATAAGATCCGGCATTTCCTGGAGAAACAGTGCTGACAAATTTTTCCTCTGTAAAAATATTATAATTTGAACTTGCCGAGAAATCCAAATATGTGTTAAGCATTGAAAAATGACTAACATCAAATTTGTATTTGTAATACTTTTGTATTTGTACGATTGGATTTGTGATTAAATTAGTTTCATTATTTTTTGAAAACTCTAATTTAAATTGTGGTTCTTCGTTAGATCTTATTGTAACTAATTTTGCTGGAGTGCTAGAATCAAAGAAGCTAGAACTTCTTGAAATTTTTATTGGTGTATTTGTTCCGTAATCATATGAAATAAAAATTTCTTTGTTTTCATTGTTGTATGAAATAATATATGGTTTGTTTATTTCACTACCAAAAGGTCTGTAATTTTCATCAAATCTATAATTACCTTCAAATAAAGAAACCGACAAACCATTAAAGTGATTTGTTACTTTAGTTCCTTTTTGACCTCTTTGTACAGTAACTGTTTTTGATTGAACATCAACAGACGTAATTTTTACTAATTCTTCTCCTAATGATAATAAATCATCAACAGAAAGATTACTAACATTAGATAATTTTATAACTGAATTGTTGGCAGCAAATCCAACATGATCAACAACAATATACAGACGTTGCTCATTACCTGAATTTGTTAATCTTCCTAAATCTTCGTCAGCAACAGTTAAAACATCTCCTGGTAAATAACCAGACCCTTTATCTGTAATCGTTACACTACTAACAGGACCATAACCTAAAGCATCAATATTTGATACTTGTATAGTAGCTTTAGCATTATTAGGATTTCCTGGTAAACCAAGACCATCTCTAGATTTTGAAGAATCTTGGAAAATTAATTCAATATTTTGATAATTAGTGGCGAAAGCATAATCAGCACCACTGTTTAATACATCTGCGCTACCAATACCAGTATCAACAATACGAGATGAATGTGATATTGGGTTTAAAATTGCTTTTTGATATAATCTTTTTCTTACATAATATGTTGTTTCCGTTAAAGTATCATCTGGTAATATATCAACGTTAATTTTATCACCTATAGCAACACCATGATTTTGGTTAGTTTTTAGAATCGCTACGTTATTAGTAATTTCAAAAATATTTAAATTTTCACTTAACGACAATTTACTAATTATTTTTGATCTTGAAGTGTCTCCTAAATTGCTGCTCTTTAAAAAATAATTGTTATCAATTATAAATTCACCACTAATCACCTTTATTTTTACTGAATTTTGACGAATAATTCCTTCTAAAATTTCTCCTACTGCTAAATCAGAATTATTTTTTCCTTTACCATCTGTTAATGTTATTGTCGATCCTTTTGTAAAAGTAGAATTTTTATCTAAAATTAAAGTAAGTACTTGAGTTGATGAAGAAATAGGATCTGTTAAATTAAAATTGCCAGAAACATTTCTTAAGACAAAATTGTTATCATTAAATACATCTCCAATCAATACACCACCAGCTTCATTGCCGTCATCTTGAAGTTGTGTTATAATATCGCCTTCAAACAAATATGCTATCTCTTTAGTTTTTATTTGAATTGCTTTTGTTTCTTCTGATTCTAAAGAAACAACATTTTTGCCTTTTACAGAAGAAACGATTGCTTCTGCTCCATCACCATCAGATAAGAAATTATTAATTGATACAAAAGAATTGACTGAAAAATTTTCTAATGAATCGTATACAGTTGCTTTTGATACGTTTCCAGATTTTACATCTTTAATAAAGCCATAAAACTCAGCGCCATTTTGCTCAAAATCTGCAGTTTTTAATCTTTTTACATTTAATGGGATATCATCTTGAGAAATTTCCGAATTGTAATTGGAATCTACTGGCAATGAATAAAAATTATTGCCCAAAACGTATGGGAAAACGGGAGTGTTGTTCGAATCAATCGTTAAGAAATAAGCATATACCCCATTTGGATAATCTGGGGTAACACAAAATCTGCCGTTATTTTGATCTAATTCTAATTTACCAGATTGAACACTAGGAGTCCAAACGTAATCATCAATAAATGTGCCCAACGAATATTCTTCTACAGATGGTCCGTTTGGTCTGGAATTTTTTAAAACATATCCACTAGAAAGTCTTGCTATTTGAGATGTGTTGTTAACTGGATTTGAATATCCATAAGGACCATATATTGGATTACCGTCGTAGGCGTATCCAATAATTGGTGAGTGGGATAATGGGCTGGTTTGTTGATATAAAGCATTAATGTTGTCGTTAATTCTTTTTCTTAAAACAACTGGATTGGCTACTACACCATAACCGTATTTTTTCGACGTATCAAAATTTTCAAATACGTAAGAATTATTTGTGTCTAATAAATTTTGTAATTTGTTATATCTATTTTTAACCCATTTTCTAATAGATGCTGTTGCTTGTGCCCCTTTACCTACAGGCTCAACAAAAATTGACACATAGCCACGAGTATAAAATCTACCACCACTAATTCTTTTACATGATTCTATTGTTCCTTCAGTTGATAAAATAGCCTCATATTCGGCAAAATTTCCTTTGCCCAATTCATCAATAATTCTGATAGTGGGTGGAGAAGAGTAATAACGACCAGGGTTATCAACTTTAATACTCGTAATTCTACCATCAGTAACAATAGCAGATAATTTAGCATTTTCACCTGAGGTAATTCTTATTACTGGATCTTCTTCATATACATCGGAAGAAATTAAATCAACACTACCAACAGTTTGACCAGCCAAAGATGCTAATGCTTTATTTGGTTCTTCGTTAATCAAAACAAAAGGTGGGGCGTTATAACCGTTTCCTTTATTTTCTATTTTAGTAGATACAATATTTCCATATTTGACAAAATCAAAATCTTTATAACCAAATACAGGAGTACCATCAATTAAAATACCTACATCTCTATTTGATGTTTGATATACTTCGGTAGTAGTAATTGGTTGCTTTCTGATTAATTTTAGGTGTTTTTGATCAGCAAGTGGTTCTGTAACTTCAATAGTAAGTAAATCAGAAGCATTTGGGAATGAAGAAGAACAAACGTAGAAATATTGATCATCTTCATAAATTGCTGATACATCAGAATTTAAATTACCTACTTGAGAATTTACTCCAGGTACAACTGAATTTACTTTCGTGAAATCTGTGTTTATAAACCATCTGGTGGCATCTGTTGATTGATTATAAACAACAGGATCTCTAGTTTCAAAACCAAGATTTTCTACTTGAATAAAATCTCCTGTTTCTGAGTAAGGTTTTCCTTCTTTTGGTAAGAGATTATATAAAATGCCTAATGTAATTAAAGAAACGCCAGATCCTGTAGTTGTGGAAAAACTATAAACATTTTTTCCAGCAGAATGTAATTGTTGGGCAGATCTTTCATCAATTACAAATTGATTTAAATTTTTGTCGGTGTATTTAAAAATTTCTGAACCAATTTGAAGTTTTCCTTGCTTTGGAAAACCTTGTGTTGAAAATACATCGACTCTAAAATTGGTACTATTAGATGGCGAAATATTAGTTCTTAATGTTGATTTACCAGCAACTTTAAAATTACCATTTACAGTAGATGGCTCTAAAACTAATTCGTAAATATCTTCGCCATCAACTTGTCCAACATAAGAAATACTGTCAACTACAGCAGAAGCAAATGAGATAGTTTTATCAAACTCATCTAATGATTGAGTAATTACATTTCCAATTAAATTATTAACATCACCAGAAATAACTTTAACTTTTAAAGCATACTTGTTAATCCAATCAGAAGTAGATGATTTTATTGTAAAATCTTTTGGATTATATACAGATACTTCTTCTGTTGAATCTTTTGATATAATAGAATTAAAAATAAATTTGATAGATCTGTCAGTTCCTTTTGATCTATAAAAATTACTAATATTTTTAATTAATGTTCTTTTGTCTACATCACCCTTCAGATATTTTTCTGGAAATGCTCCTAGATACTCGCTTTCAAAATTTTTAACAAAAGCATATAGAAACAGATTACTTATGTTAAGAACATCATCTCCAGCATAATGTGGCGCTGCTTGAGTGGTTACAAATTCAGATGAAGTATATAAATCTCCTAGAGTGTTATTTCCGCTAACTCCTCTAGAAACTTCTAAGAATTGTGTATTAGTTCTTTCTTTATAAAAACAAATTTCGTCACCAATTTTAATATAGCCATTCTCTTCAGGAAAAGAACTAGCATCCTCAACAGTAATTGTAGTAGAATTATTTAATATTGATTGGACAAGAGTTGTTTTTTGATTTAGTAAATTCTTTTCGTAAAAATTGATATCACGATATTTCGTGAGATTCGATAAAATATCTAATGGCTGCCCAACAATCTCCAGCTGTTCGTAATACTTTTCTACGAACTTGGAAAAATTTTCATATTCCGATGATATAAACCCAGGTAATTGGCTTTCAATTAGGGTTGAAATTTTTTTGGTTCTTGTTGACATCTAATTACTCGGGATAAGCAGTAAATTTACTTCTAGCAATATCAACATCTAAGTAAACATTACGTAAAGCATTGATATCATTCGATAATGGATTTGCTCGAATTTCGATACGATTATCATCAAAACTACCTTTTATGATAGTTAAATCGTATAAAAGGACTTCACCTTTTTCATAATTTACGATACCTTGTGAATCATTTAAAATGATTTTGTCACCAGATATAGAATCTAATCTATATAGGATAATTTTGCCATCTCGATCTTCAAAATACACAGTATCATTGGGATATTCGCTAACTACGAACCCACTTGACATAATCGAAGGACCTTCACAATCTCTCTTAAATTGGTTTTGATAACATACCTCATAAAAGAAGGTTGAGTTTAATGAAGGATAAAAATCCTTCCTCATCATGACCGAAGTTTGGTTTGAATTGATTGCTCTATCTGAATCATCAATTACAGAAATAAATTTACTGTATCTAAATTTGCCATTGAATTTTTCTGTATCAGATTGGTTTAGATATTCCTGAAGCCCAGTAATAACTTTGTTACGAATTTCTTCGGGTTTTTGTGTAGTTTTTGATCTAGAATAAAAAACTTTGCTGGTAAGTTCTACATAAACAATCGAAGGATCTTCAATATCTGCTGTCACAGAACCAACCATATAAGGTTTTAATTTACGAATAATATCTTGTTTTGTTACACTCGAAAGTAATGCCGTATTTTTTGGCTTGATTACAATTTTTACTTTGCCATATTCTGGATTTCTTGCTTCTTCGCCACCATAGGTGATAATATCAGCAACTGCTGGATAAATGTTACGGATGATTGCTGCGTAATCTTCGGCAGTTACTGCTCTATCCTGAGTTCCGAAATATTTTGGAGCATTAAATTTAATTTTAGAAATATTTTCAATTTCTTCGCCGCCGTTTGCTGGAACAGTAATGTTATTAAAAACACTAATATTTACTGGATAATTACTGCTGCCGTTCACATCTTCCAAGACACCAGCAAAAGTAAATGTTCTAGCTCCATTGGTTAGTGAACCATTAGTAATTAAATAACTAACTTCAACAAATTCTCCATTTTGTAATTTTCTTCCTAGAACACCATCCCCAAAGAAAAGTTCATATTTTTCATCTTCAATCTCTTCTACGTAAAAAACTTTGGAATCTTTGTTTACATTTAAGATATTATCAGAATATTCGTAGAATTCGAATGATGTGCTGCTTTGTGATTCGAATATTTTAACTCTAATTGATGAAATATCTGCCCCTGGATTTTCAATCACAAATCTTTGTGATTTGAGTGATGTGTTTACTGTATAAGTGTTAGTAACTAAACTACCTTCGTAAATAGGGACACTTCTAAACTGTGCTGTTCCATCTACAACAGCAGCTTCTTGATTTTCAATTACAACATACTGATATAAATTATCATCAAAAATTGTATTAAATCCAGTTCCTTTTCTCAAAAAGGTGACACTAGGAGAAGTTCCTGTAAACTGAACATCAAAATTAATGTACGCTACTGGCGAAGTAATTGATTTTGGTTTGTATCCTAGCTGCTTTGCTAATGCTACTACGTTATCTCTCAAGGTAGCAGAAGATAAAAACAGCTCATTTACCACCATATTAGTGTTAAATGCTGTATAATAAGTATTATACGCTAATAAATCAACAAGAACGCTTAGAGTTGAACCCTCAAAATCATAATCGGTAAATTCCGACTGTGATCTTAAGTACTCGATAAGCGAGGTTCTGATTTCATTAAAATCTAGATTATTGATTTGAACGTATGCCATTTATCGTGTTCTCTCTAAAAAGAAGGTAATTTCTCTTGGAATATCTTCTCTTCCAACAACCTCAAAGACTAATTCTATATCAAAACCATTATCATCAAAATTTGGTGTTGTTGATAAAGAAAGAATTCTAATTCTTGGTTCATATGACCTTAATGTGTTCTCAATTTCGGTATTAACTAAAGATGCTGTAGCAAAATCTAACTGTTCAAATAGTAATGCCGACAGTGAAGATCCAATTCGAGAATCGAAAAATCTTTCACCACGATTAGTGAGTAACAAATTAATAATCGCCTGCTTAATAGAAGCCTCATCCTTTACAACGGTTAGATCTCCCGTAACCGGATGAGGCTTAAAAGTAATATTCAGATCTTTGAAAGTCTGAAAGGTAGGCATAGAACTGTTTTCTATTATTTATAATTACTCTTCAAATCTTTCTACAAAATCATCAAAACCGCCAGCCCCACCACATTGACGGGATAAACGGTTTTCTGGAACTTTATATTTACTGAGTTTATGTTTTCTGATGTATTTTTCTGAAGCAAGGTCTGAAATCAGAGTCATACCTGACCGAATAAAATCTTCGCCTTTATCTACTGGACTCATAGCCATCTGTTTTCTCCATTGAGGTTTAAACAGAACTTTTAAAGGGGTTGCTATCCCTTCCATACTATTTACAATCAATAAAAAAGCGGCTTTCGCCGCTGAATTATTAGTTGCCTTGACCACGATACTTTTTACGAGCATTATTTCTGCTTGTGGCAGCATACTTCGTGTTCTTCCCAGCACCCTGACGAGTGGACTTGGGTTTGGACTCGATTTTGACGCCACCAGTGAAAGACGGACGCTTAGCCATAAGTTTGAATTTGAACGACGATCCTAGTATACCCTATTTACTTCCTTGTGTCAACAAAGACGGAGGTGGCTCCAAAAGCCGCTACCTGCCCAGCAGGACCGTACTGAGACGTAAGTAAGCTACCAATCACTGCCATTGGCTGCTTGTTCACAAAGACTGTTGGAGACCCCGTAGAGATACGATCTGTGTGAACATCGGGTGGTAAGTGAAAATGGGGTAGGGTCTCGTTTCCTACATGGTGTACCTGCTTGCTATTGATGTAGACGTTGCTAGAAGCCCCTGTAGGGGGCGGAGCGTAGCCTACAGGTGGCCAAGGACCATGCCCGCTTGTCATGTCGTCTGGGGTGTACAGAGCGGGTATATCCATTACTCTTCTTCGAAGTTATCTCCTTCTATATTTAGAACAGCATTCCTTCTTCTACGTCTTAATAGAAACTTCAATCGTTCGTTTGCTGCCTTTTGATTATACTGTACAATCATATAAGCAGTAAATGGATACACACCAAGAGTAGATGTAACCGTTACATCAAAGTAAAATCTAAGTTTTTTGATGTCTGTACCTTTATATGATATAACTTGACCAATACTCCCCAAATATCCTTCCAGTAATTCAGATTCTGTCTTATAAGCAGCACCTACTGTCAGAGGATAAAAGGTGTTAATGTTTACGCTCGATGGCAGAGCAATCTTAATAGCATTCAAATCAAATGGTAGATTATATGGAAAGTTCTCTAATGGAGCATAGAAGAATCCATTACTGGTGAACTTAGCAATAGCATTTAAGTATGACACAGTAATTACTCGGTCATACCAGTTTCTTTCTGTGAAATACCCAGAGATCGTTGCTGCTGGTCCAGGTGTACACACGACCAGAGGTTCTAAGAACAATCCAGGTGCCCAAAATGGCGACACAGGTATTTTAAGTTCTTTGTTTAGTGATTTTGTTGTGTCACTTCCAGGTAATGGGTCTTCTAAAATACATCTATTCGGACCAAGTATTGTAACATTTGTTACAACTTCGAGTGGTGCTGTTGGTATGGCACTCACAGTTAATGTAAATGGCTGGTAGGTGCTGATGTAATTGGCATTTGGACCACTTTCACCAGAAGGTAATGTTCCAGCCTGTGGGCGGAACTCGAAGGTTGCTGGGGGCAACGAAGGATTCGCTGTCGGTGGTCCTGGCAATGGTGCTGGACCAACTGTAATACCGTCAACTAATAGTGTTGCCATTTTCTAACTTTCTAAGTCTTTCATCGAGTTCATCCAGAAACTCAACAATATTTACATATTCTTCCCGTTGGGGAGGTCTGTACATCATTTTGAATGGTACTGGAAGTTGGTCGAGTTTAGATTTGAGGCTCTGAACTATCTTCACTAAGGAATTCCATTCCTCTAGGCTCACTTGGTTGTTCATTTGTGACTTTCTCCTTTCTTACCATAGTATCATAAATGGTCTCCACTGAGACCTCGGGCTTCATGCCAGAATAAAATTGATTGGCGATTTCGTCCATGCTATCGGCAAACTCATTGAAGTTATCAAACATTCTCTCCTGGAGAATGCCATCGGGGGTTTTGAAAGTAACTCTATGTTCCATGGCGACTTTTTGAGTGATTTTTTCTGGGGGAAATTTTTTGGAATCGAAGGACTTGAGATTTCGAAATCCTTTTTATTATTTAGAGGGCTCTGGGAAACGTTTATAGCTTAGAACGATGGGTCCCCTTTCGCTATACGTTAATTATAATTAACGAACGATTACGATTAACTGTTATTATAATTAACGAACGATTACGATTAACTGTTTATTCTTTATATCCACACATACGATTACACAGTTATTATAATACACATCTAATCGTAATTACTGAATAATACTAATAATCAACAAATATGATTTAATTGTTATAATTATATTTTCAAACATAAAAAAGAGAGTGATAATAATCACTCTCTAATAAATCTGTGATTCTATTATTATTAGAAATAGATGTTTTTTATGAAATACTTTCTCCCTCAATCTTCAGGAAATTCGATAATCTGAAGATCTCCAATCTTCCGAGCTTTCGCTATAGTCGCTCCGAGTGAATTACCGAGGAGATCGGGTGACTGAAGCATGGCAGTTAGGTGGGAAATAAATCTAACTGAACCCTCGAAGGAATACGCCCGCTCGGTGTTACTGTGAAAAATGATTTCCACGAGATTCTCATCAATCTCGATGTTGTAGATTGCCGAGGATTCGTCTTTCGTGAAAGTCCGAAAAATGGGGGCGTTCGTGATTTCGAAAGAAACAGACATTTCGAGAAAAGTGTAGAGAATGGGAGGGGGGCTGGAGTGCCCCCCGTTGCTCGCTATCCTACCACATCAGACGGCGGAGGGGCGATCCTGTGCCCACTGGCTGAGGCGCTTGGTGCTCGCCTTGCTGAACACCCGATCGGTCTGGGTGATGGTGCCGTCGTCGTGGGTGACACGGTGGCGGTTGGCAGCCTTGGCACACGCCTGGAGGGCACGACGACCGTTGGGGTTGGTCTGTGCCAGGTTCAGCAGGAGGGCGGCACGGTGGGCGCCGATCACCTGGGGACGCTGGAGCAGGAGAGCAGCCACACGCTCGGCGTCGCCCATGAAAGCGGCGAAGCGGGAGGAGGGGATGATCTTGAGCATCGGTCTCGGGGCGGGGGGTGGTGGAGGTCTGTCCCCCTCGCTTGAACGTATCCTA